CGAGGCTGCTCCTGTAGCTTCTGAGCCCGAGGCTGCTCCTGTAGCTTCTGAGCCCGAGGCTGCTCCTATAGCTTCTGAGCCCGAGGCTGCTCCGCAAGCTTCTGAACCTGAGGCTGCTCCTCAAGCTTCTGAACCCGAGGCTGCTCCTGTAGCTTCTGTAGCTTCTGAGCCTGAATCGGCACCTGTAGCTCCTGAGCCTGAGGCGGCTCCTGTAGCTGCAGCTGACCCTCAAGTAGTTGAGCCTGAGATAGTCGTAGCTAATATAGCCGAGCTAGTGGTAGAACCTGTGGTTGAGGCTCCTGTGGTTGAGGCTCCTGTGGTTGAGGCTCCTGTGGTTGAGGCTCCTGTGGTTGAGGTTAGTGTAGAAGCTAGTCTAGAAATTCCAGTTGTCCTGGAAACGTTAGCCCCCTCAGTAGTAACAGTTGTTCCAGAGCTACCTGTAGCACCTGTAGCACCTGTAACACCTGTAGCACCTGTAACACCTGTAGCACCTGTAGCACCTGTAGCACCCGTCCCTTGGGCAAATCCTCTTAGGCAAGCCTCCACGATGGTGTCTGTGGCTCCCAAGCTGTATGCAAATCCTCTAAGCGTAATGCCTAAACAAACGAGGAACATAACAAAATTATCTTCAAGAGGTCCTACAAGTAATCTATCGGTTGCTCAGCGTAACGAGTCCGCGAGAGTAGCTGCTGCTGCACTCGTAGCTAGTTTTAAACGCAAGTAAATACTAAGGATGTGTCAAGATTAATACATATGCATATTCAAATCCTGCAGTTAATAAATCAACATATCCATCATATTTCCATCCAGCTGCTTCTGCAAGGTGGACAAACTCATTTATATCACGCATATTCAAGGTGTGTCTCTGTCTTCGCACAGACTTATCTGGAAATCGAAATACTTCACGAAATTCTGCAGTTGGATCTTGTAGATCAAACTCGGCTTCGTATGAAAACTTATCAAATTCAACCTTACTCTTAGTTACCCTCTCTTTTGAATATTTCTGAATCGTTGTTCCAACAAAGGGTGATGCCGCTTCCAGTAAAGGGTCAAACTTAAACTTGTTCACTACTTCAACCGCTAATTGGCCACCAGGACGAATCCAGTGAAATAAGTTCCTAAAAAGACCCGTAACATCAATTGAATAATATAGTGTAAAGAATAAGATTGCAGCATGAGAAAATTGCCCTCCAGAAAATGTAACCTCTTGATTCATATCTCCTTTAAGAAATGTGACAGATTCACGTTTCTCAATTGATAGTCCAGCAGAAGGTAGAGTAACTGCCCTTGCTCGCCGGAGCATAGATTCACTCTTATCAAGTCCTATTACCGAATTTGCTCCCATTTTTGCAAACAGCACACTAGCAATCCCAGTTCCACACCCACAATCCAAAATATCCATTGTTTCAATTGCAGCCTTTTTCTTCCATTGATTTATTATAAGTGCAACCTCTTGAGGATAACGAGTGGAAAGTTGTGTTAAATTATCATATACTGAAGAGTAAAAATCATCAAATAATTCATTATTTTCAAACCATAATATCTTAGATTTATCTGACTCACTCGATGCACCAGACTCAAATCCTTCCTTTAATCCAGAGCTCATAGATGTATATGGGGTATCATACATTAGCCACGTGTAATTGAAAATGCATAAGCTAATAAATATTATTATAACCCATTGAAATCCTGTTAAACCAAGTGTTGTGACCTCGGCCATATCTGTTTATTCGGTCCTTCTTTTTCTACATGTCTTTCCCCTCAGCTTTTTACTACAATCACTTCTATGAGTTGAAAGAGTTTTGCACAAATACGAATAATTACATCGATTCAATAATTCTAAATCATGTTCCATATTACACCGTATTGTCCAAAGCCACTTCATAGTTGCACTACGTGTATTTAGTGTATTCATAGATACTTGCCCAGAATGTTTTATCCATGATTCACGCCATTCTTTGAATGGTAATACTAGACCAAGAGTTTTCCAGAATGCATTATATAAAGGTAGTCTCTCTTCAGGCTTCAAGCAATTCCATTTATTCTTTTCTTCCAATGTAGTTATAGTATTACATGGGGGTGCGCCGGGTAAGGGTATTGATGTGCGAGCAGACTTAGAATAAGGATGTAGGTCAGCTATTGAAAAGAGAAAATCCCAACCTGGAAACTCTGTTCGCGAGCATCCAGAAGATAAGATTTGTTTATAGAATCGTTCGACATCTTCAAATGGAGGGTCTGATGCAGTAAGTAATTTCTGATTTCTCAGTTTAGAATTTACTTCATTGTGAATTTTCCATAACCACCTTGTTAGCAACCTACGTGACTCTAGAGCCTCATCAAGGCTATGGCGGTCCATATATTCGGATAGTGATGTTCTGCAGTATTTACATGGTAAGACAAAGGGGAGCATCTTAAACATTTCTCTTACTGCTACTTTATCAGTACGAGGTATGTAGGCAAATGTTATTGTGTGTAATAATTTCCATCCGGAGGGTCCCCAGAATCGGGTATCCATCTATCAAATGAGCAGATTATATGCGATTTTTGCGGGATTTAGATATAAAACTTTTCTTTCCACCTACCTTTGTGGAATTTGTAGAGCTTACATAATTCACAGGGCGATTAGTCATTCTCGAATTATTTCTTAAACCTACAGGTGCTAAAGGAACTAAAGGTGCATTAGAAGCTACAGGAGCTAAAGGTGCATTAGAAGCTACAGGAGCTAAAGGAACTAAAGGTGCATTAGAAGCTACAGGTTCTAAAGGAACTACAGGTGCATTAGTAGGTACAGGTGTTGGCAGCTTATTCCGTTTAATCAAGGCTGTCGCACTCGCCTGACCAGCTAGAAATATATTAGAATCATCTTTACCAATATCTGAAAAATGCATCTTTACATCCACTAGAGCTACTGCATTTGGATACGCAGTTCGGCTTTGTAATTGTAATTCCTCCATTAAAACCCTTGTTAAATCTTGCATCTTCTTTTCTATTGCCGTATTTCTACCTCCTTCAGAACTAGTAACACCTGCAAAAAAATTTCTAGCTATACTTACACTTTCTACCCTATGGGCAAATACAGCTCCAGCAGGCTGTAGAGTAGTTTGATTAAATGTCTGAATTGTGAAAATTGGTAGGGGCATTATTTCACTGCTACCTTACACTAGATTAAAGACTATGAAATCTTAGGACAAGGTGAAGTGTTGATTCCTTCTGAATATTATAGTCTGCTAGAGTTCTACCATCCTCTAGCTGCTTTCCAGCAAAAATAAGGCGTTGCTGGTCAGGAGGAATTCCCTCTTTGTCCTGAAGCTTTGCCTTGACACCCTCAATAGTATCAGAGGACTCTACATCTAGAGTAATCGTCTTGCCAGTAAGAGTTTTCACAAAAATCTGCATCTTATAGAGTAAGATAGAGATTAATGTTTAAACCTGAGTTCATAGACGACCCATCATTTGTGTTATATCATTAACATTAGGATCGGGCAATCCCGCTTTTTTTCTTACAAAACGAATTGCCTTCTTTAATATTTTTTGTTCATATGCATCATTATTAAGACCTAATCTATGCTCAAGCTCTCCGATAAGTGCTAAATATTGGGGAGCTGTAATCACTTCTCCTTCAATACTAATAAAATCTTTACTTTCTTCATCAATCATAATTCCTGTAAGATCACTAAGTTCATCGTCATTAATTAGTTCGAGTACATCCCTCCATTCTCTAGCCTTTCTCTTTCTCATTTCCTTTTTATTCCTCCTTGTTTGATTGGCAGTGTTTATTTGGTTGGGCCTCTTTGTTTGGTTAGGATGCGTAGTTACTACTACTACACGATGCTTATTTACTGTGGGTGGCAATCTTCTAGTTTTAGGAACACGAATTTCACTGGTCCTTACAGGTGGATTGCCCCTGTTATTTCTTGTATGCCTACTAAAAGGTCTTACAGAGGCTATACCAGTGCCCATTTACTACTAATTCTTTATATTATATTTAAAAATATATAATATAAGCATTTTATTGAGGGTTTTTGCTAGCTTTTTTGAAAAAGCTTAAGGGTTTTTGCTAGCTTTATGGCTTCGCCTGTAAAAAGCTTGAGGGTTTTTGCACACTTTTTTCAAAAAGTGTTAAGCTTAAGCCAAGCCAAAGCCACTCATATTCAGCGGTGCTAGGAAAGGACGCACAGTAGGATTGGTGGATTCCTCAGACTTACACTTTACAACGGTAGGTGGACATACTGCTCTTGGGCAAGGGGCCGGAGTAGGGCATGATGTAGGTGGAGGGCACTTTACTACAGGACATCTTGGGCGAGGGCATGGGGGGCATTCACCTGTATCACCCTTACACTTGCTATTATCAATAATCACTGGCTGGGGCTTAGGAATACTGCTCTTTAAAACATACTTACTTAGGTCAGGAACTGGAGGGCATTCTGTCTTCAGCATATAATTAGTCATATCTGGCGAATTTACCCTATTATTACATACTGGCACCTGGGATTTGAGGATATACTTGCTTAAGTCTGGCTCCATAGTGCGCGGGCATGGAGCAATTGGTGCGGATTTAAATAATCCAGAGTTTGTATTGGTATTAGTATTCATATTTGAATTACATGAGCATGAAGATGCAGGTCGATTACATACATTGCACACATTCTTCTTTACACAGGAACACGAAGATGCGGGTTTAGTGCATGTATTACAGACCGGGGAATCTATAAAACCTTCCCTAGAGCCACCTACTCGAACAAGCATACCCTCATTTCTAAAACCTACACGACTATATGCAAATCCAGCGATACCTGCTCCACCTAGAAGTAGGGCAAATATTCCAATAAGTAACATATATTTCCAAGTGAAGTTCATCACTCCTTCTAACATAACGGAATAGTATTTATAGGTGAAACCATAGGTGAAACCATAGGTGAAACCATATTATACAGATAAGGTCCAACCCTTCCAGTTACTTGGAGGACATCCGCACACTACTGGTAAATTAGGGTCCATGGTTGCTGCAAGTCTGCCACATATCATTTTAGAATGCCCACGCCATGAATATGCAGGAGACATTAATGAATCCTTAGCAATACAACCAAAGTCCTCTGGGTCTAATCCCCTTAGCCTCACTTGCTCACAAATAGAGCTTGCACGCTTCTTCCAATCAAATCTAGAAACACTCGAATAATTAGTATTAGATTGAGCTCTGTCATCCATTCCCTTAGTAATAGTATCATACGCAGATTCTATAGTCATTGGTTGTCCAGAGCTATTGGCGGAGCTATTACTAAAAGTGCTATCATCCAATCCTAAGGTTCCATCGTCTTGTAGACCAAGATTTTGCGTAAATGTTGGCCTTATTGATGATTCTTTTGCTCCATTATATCCCAGTTCAATATTAACGCGAAACTTGCCAGTATCTTTTAGATTATTAAAGACAGATTGAGCATTATCTTCACCAACAAGTTTAGAAAGTTGTTTCTCAATTTCATTGAGTTTCTTTCCACTTGATTGTTCAAAGACATTCTTAATTTTACTTGCAGTATCTGCAAGTTTAGGTAAAATTTCATCGATATCCTCCTTATAAATAGGCACCTCGCTATTTTTCATCTCTCCATTATTTAATTTAGTTACTATATTATTTACTGCCGTATACATATTTTCCAGCCGCTGTATTCTAGCTTGAACTACTGAATCGCTTGTTCCAGAAGAAGATAATGTTAAAATAGCTGCATAAATTCGTTTTGTAAAAGCAACCAAATCATCCTTTGTTGCCTTTTTTCTACCGTCCTTATCTGTATCGGTATCCTTATCCTTTGACCCTTTAAAACCTTCTATCCTATCGCTGATAACCCCTGAAGTTTCAAATAGGCGAACCTTCCTTTGTAAGAATGTAAGAGACCCTTCAATATCAGTTAACTCTTGCTGTCTAATCTGAGAATCTATACCTGGATTTTTACTTAAAACACTTATCTCAGACTGAAGTTTCTGACTATCAGCCCTCAATTGTGTAAGAGGTAGTTGAACAGTTGGGTCACTTGTATCAGCTAAGCCTACACCTTCAAATGTTAAGAATGACCGTATATCTTCATTTACCTTCTTTATCTGATTTAACTGAACTGGTAGAGTTGCAGGGTCCTTGTATTGGTATGAGCCAGTAGATGCCATTTGCCCATAAGGACCAAAGGGAATCGTATCTAGAGTTGCAGGGTTTGGCATTGCTTCAATATTAATACTTGTTGGAACTAGAACACGAGGTATGCGAGGCTCCGATTTTAAAGAACCACTTGCTTCAAAGCCTTCTTTTGAAAAATTTAATAAGGGAGTCTTAGTAGCTACGAATAAGATTATTCCAAGGAATAGTATTAAATATAATACTTGTGTGGCCTTCATCTAAGTCATAGTTAGATTGAAAATTGTTAATCTAAAGTATTTTCATTATTTATTAATACTAAAAGAATGAAGACCGCATTTTCTCTCGGTGAAGTGGTGGAAATAGGTCTTGATGAAGCAGGTCGTGGTTGTTTCTGGGGACCAATTTATGCCGGAGCAGTTATATGGCCTCCAGAAGAAGAATGGACCGATAAGCATAGAGAGATTGCACCACGTATCAATGATAGTAAAAAGATATCTGAGAAGAAACGTGATGCCATCGCTGAATCCATTAAAGTATGTGCAATCGATTGGGGTGTTGGTCAAGTTGGCTCTGCAGAAATTGATGAGAAAGGGATGACATGGGCAAATCAGGAGGCATTTAGACGAGCCATTAGTGCATGCTCGTCAGAACTAAAGCCAGGCTTACTTCTGATTGATGGTGTTCTAGGACTTCCTCAAGACCAAGCTTACGGGGATATAAAATTTCAGTGTATTCCAGGGGGTGATGGGCTCTATTTACCTATTGCAGCTGCGTCTATCTTGGCAAAGGTAGCAAAAGATACGTATGTCAAGGAGTGGTCTGCAGCATCCGAGGAAAATAAGGGAATTGCTGAACAATATGGTCTCTTAAAAAATAAGGGCTACGGGACTGCAAAACATAGAGAAGGCCTGAAAGCCCACGGGGCCCATGCGCAGCATAGAAAACAATTTATCAGGAATTGGTTATAGAATTTATATAGAAATATCCGATAGATATAATCTATTATAAATTATAGAAATGGCGGGTCTTCCAATAAGCCAGCTTAAGGTTGGAGGAACATATAAGTTTGTCAGAAACTATAATCCTAAACAAGATGATACCATTACAATGAATGACAATTATATACCCCCTGCTGCTGGTGTTACACGAGCTACGATACTCGCGGGACAGGAATGTCAGGTTACCGCTGTACATGCGGATGTTAATACTCCCTATTTTGAATGCACCTGGCAAAATGCGGATGGTAGATGGGAACTAAGCACTTCTAGTGAAATACTTGGAGCAGTTGGAGGAGGCAGGCGTAAGAGCCGTAAGAGCCGTAAGAGCCGGCGTAATTAAATTAAATGTCATAATCAGTTTCTTTAGTGGGTATAGTATACATACTAAAGAAATTCTAAAGAATTGATTCTAAATTATTTCTATGAGCTTAGTGCTTGCGACCACGGCTACCGCTGCGGCGGCGGCGACCACCCATGGTGGCATTGCGGTTCTTGCGGTTGCGGTTCTTGCGACTCATATTGCGGTTCTTGCGAGTCATATTGCGGTTCTTGCGAGACATGACCATTTTATACTTATAGCCTATATTTTTTATACGCGCACCGGAAGATTCTAATAAAGCCAAATCTTCAGCACGAGTCTTCAGGGTAGTAGTAAAATGTCCTCGACCCTTGTGCACATATATAAGTTTCTCACTCAAATCAGAGCCACGAGCACGTTGAATAAATTTCAGAGGCTCATAAGCTAAGACTTGTAAATCAGTTAAATCAGTCCTAACTATAACTAGTCCTGGAAGCCCCTCTTTAGGAATGTGTTCCATTGGACTCCAGGCCGCAGTTGCAATTACATTAATTGGAGATGTTCCATATTCTGAAGTTTCCAAGGTAGTCAAAGGTAGGGCTGGATTCGAGATAGTTCGTAAAATATCCAAGTACGGAGATTCCATATAAAGAGACCCCACCAATCCGGGGGTTCTTACTGAAACGCTTGCTGCTAAAAGTCCTCCTGCCGACCGACCATATAATGCTGTGCTCTGTGGACTTATTCCAAATTCTTCCTGGAGTGATTTAATAGACTTGGTCAATAAATCAATCGCATGTAGTCTATTTAGTCGCTGCCCTTCTTGAATCCATTCCTTAGTATCATCACCACTACCTGGAACCATTACAGATGCCAAAATCCATCCTCTTAAAAGCAATGGTTTCCAATATTTTATGAGGGAGCCAGCATGTGTAGGGGTTCCATATGCACCATATGCTGTAATTAGTAGACCTTTTACACTTTGTTTAGGATGAACCACAAACACTGGAAGGGGATTGTCATAGTATGAGCAAGGAAATGGAACTGGTTTAGGATTTGAGAGTTTCCATTCTGGTAGAATGATAGTATATGGGTCATAACGTATATCCGAAATATCTAGTCTGAAAGGATTCCTGGAATCATGCGCCACATCACCCCATATCCATACAACAGGCTCTTTATCTTTCCAGAGAGTTCGAATACCTCTAGAAATAGTAACCGTCCAATTTGCCTTTAGAGAAAATGATTCAATAGTGTCTTTTATACCATCTAGCTTGAGGCTATCAGATACAATGCATGATTCTCGGTGAGGAGAAGATTTCCATAGGAGCTTATTAGGCAAAGTAACTAGGGCATAGTATTTCTTAGTAAAATCACCTCTTACAATGTATACACTGCCATCTTCACCGCGCTCTATTTCCAAATTCTCCTTAAGGTCTTTAGAATGAAATAGCCTTACAATATCCTTGTTATTCGTCCATATATTCACACTTGAATATCGTAAATCGTTTTCTGATTCTAAATAAACTACTGAGCCATCTAATAGTGCAACTCCAGGGCCAGCTCGTTCAATTGTCTTCAAGTGAACTGGTTTTTTGCCACTCATAGAATATAGTTCAACCGTAAATCTCTCAAACCCCCCTGGAACCTGAACCGCCGCCACGAATAATTCATCAGAAATATCTGCATCCCAACATTTACATGTAAATCCACTCTTACTATGGGTCCATTGTTTTTCGGGACTAAATGGAATAGATTCTATTTGCCAGCCGTTTAAACTATATGGTTCATCAGAGCTGGTTACCTTGGTTGAGTTAAGTTCAGATTCCATTTTTTTTACTAGTGGCCCTAGACCCTTGAGTGTCCGTTTAAATCTCATATTCTCGTCACGAACTAATGCATCCCATGCAGGACCCTGTTGTCTTTCCATCCAAGATAAATCATTTTTCCATGCGATATATCCTAGATTTCTTATGGCCTCGCTGTCCGAAGACATACTAACTTAAGTGGCGTTTTATCTCTGCCCCCTACGATGTCCATAAATAAGTGAATCTGGTAAGGGCGGAGGGGTTGATAAGGTTGGACCAAGTGTTAATCCTACTCCTGATGAATTAGACACCTTAATTGATTGCATTGGAATCGGCTTTATTTTTGTTGGATTAGAAAAAATTGTATGTATTCTTCTTATTGTATTATTCACCGGGTCAGCAACAATAAGCTGTTTCAATGGATCTATAATAAGTGCAGAAGGTCTATTAAATGTCGCCCTAATATTAAATGGAACTAGAGCCCTTCTTGGGTCAATTGCACCATATCCATCAATTGCACCAGTTTTCTGCTCAGGTGAACCAACCACAGGTAAGACATCGCCATCAGTAGTTATACGACGTATCGTATTATTTCCTGTATCGCTAACATACACATTATTCTGTAAATCAACTGTAATACCAACTGGTCCCTTAAAACTGGCTTGTTGCCGCCTACCCTCCTTGTAAAATGGTTGCCCGCTACCGGCCACTGTGCTAACAATGCCTGACTGGGTAACTCTGCGTATAACATTATTGCCTGTATCTGCAACAAAGACATTTCCTATGAGGTCTACTGCTAAGCCTGTAGGTGAATTAAATGAGGCATTTGTTCCTTGACCATTCTCATAGCCACTTAAATATGCAAGGTTACCACCAAGGGTGGTTGAGCCCGCCAGGGTTTTTAACTCGCCACCACCAGTTACCTTGCAGATTCTATGATTTCCAGTGTCTGCCACATATACAGAGCCAGTTGAATCCACTGCAATTCCTCGTGGACCATTCAAGGTATTTGTCTGGCCTATTGCAGAGCTTAATATAGTGGACCCCCTTCCAACAAGTGTCACTACAATTTTATGAACTTCTATAATATTTTGAGAAGAATCATATTGATTCTGTTTTTCAATAACTCGTATAGCATTATTTCCAGTATCAGCTACATATATTCTCCCAAACTTATCCACTGTAATTGATGTTGGCGAATTAAATAAGGCACTCGATGATCCACTATCCAAAAATCCTGCTGTGCCAGAAGGTGAGCCTGCATACGTTGTAAAATTTCCAGAAACATCTAGCATACAAATACGATTATTTCCTGTATCTGCAATATATAAATTACCAGCAGAATCTAAGGCAACTCCAGAAGGAGTATTCAATTGTGAAATAAAATTTCCAGAAGAATCACTTGTAATTCCTGGTTGTGGAATCAATCTCTGTGACCTCGGATTACCAGAAGCATCAAATCGTATACTTGTCTGACGTAGAAATAGTGCAGGAAGTATTGGACCAGCACATCCTACAATAGTATATGTTATATGATATATGGGTATTAATGTTATTTCTAAATTTCCTATAATATTATTTATATCGAGGGCCGTCTCATACACATTTGTTAAAACATCCTTATTCGCCTTATACGATATATTGTGCCCAGATTTCATTAATGTATCAGTAAATCTATAGATTTTCTTTGATTTCATTAATAAAATATAATCGATAATAATATCTTGGATACTTGGAAAACTTTCCACTACACCAATGTCAATATCCGAGTCATCTATTTTTTGAACTGCCGCAGAATTCATTTCAATATATTCTGATAATATTTTTCGCAATTGTATACTATTAGAAAACACCATAGTATCCCTATTTAAATCTATATTCTGGCGAATTTGCCGAGCCAGCGATGAAATATTTCTTGCATTACTCTTAAAATGAAAATCATCCCTATTTACATATATAATTGTATACCCATAAAGTAAATTATCTGTTGCACCACCTTGTCTATATAATAAATTTGCAGCAACTTTCTCAGCCGCTGCCGAATATAAGAAATCTCTCAAGCGAACTAGTTTATCAAATGCCAAGAATGACAGATTCGATATATCATTTCGGTCTAACCAGACGTTTGATGTTAATACAAAAATAGAGTCTGGGGATTTCATAAAATCATCTAAATCATTTACTAAAAGAGTCTGGTCTACATTCATGTAATATACCCTTGGTTTTATATTAACTGTATCATAATTATAATTATTTACAATCATATATGGCTCAAATTCGGCACCCAATACATTTACTTTCACATCAATATTATTGTCTATAGCATAATTAAAGAGCCGCAGGGTTCCTCGAACAAAGTCATGGAAGCCAAAGGGTTCATTTCCAGAATATACTTGTATAATTGCTTTTCTTAATGCCATTATTCTAGTATCTAAACATAATTTAAATTCTATACTTATATGCCTCGTATTGTTTTACTATGGAATCAATCAAATACCTTTGGCCTCAGCCAGGATGCGGCGCTTATTGAGGCTGCACTTGAATTGCAGACGAGTTTTGACCTTGGTCCAATCGAATTTCTCAAACTAGACCCCCTTCAACCTCCTAGCCCTGCGGATATCGTCATTCACCTGGAAATTCCTCATGCTGTATGGCTACCTTGGGCTCCTGTGCAAATTTGGATGGTGAATCCTGAATGGTGCTCCCCTAACTGGCTGCCTCTCTGTGAGCGCTTTAGTCAAGTATGGGTAAAGGAAATGTCAAGAGTAGAAGACTTTGGGTCAAAGGCTACACATATTCCTTGGGCCGTGCGGGGACCCCTGAAGCCCATACATCAGTCAGCCCTCGGTAAAAAACAGGCACTCTGGGTGCTAGGTGCTTCTCAGAATAAACATATTGCTGCTAGAGCACTATTACCAATCTGGCCTGAGGATTTCCCATTGACAGTTACAACAACCTTAGATGAATTAGACCTCCCTGGACCCTTTCCTGATTCTGTGACTGTTAGAAGAGGATTTCTAGAGTCATTTGAGCTAGAAGAATTAAATCGTAACTCTGCAACCCACGTGTGTATTAGTGCAGCAGAAGGATTTGGCTTTACTGCAGCCCAGGCGGAAGCTAGGTCTGCGGCGATGATTCTAAATACCTTGCCCGTTTATAAGGAATATTATGGTTCTGCTGATTATGCTCGATTTCTAGAAACCCCCTGTGTAAAAGAAGGAAAAAACCATGTTGGTTTTTCAGCAGATTTTTCTTCTGTAACAACGGAGAATATCAAGTCTGCACTTCAGGCTATTCCTAGTGGGGAGAATGAAGTAGAAACTTCTGAATTAAAATGGAATGAATTTAAGCGTATCGTTCAACGGCAGGTGAGTAGATTACTTAATACTGCCCCCCTTCCTCGGATGCCACCTATTTTACGAAATACGGATTGCCCTCCAATTTCCATTCTCACTCTCACCTATAACCGCCGTAATTTCATTGACCTGGCATTTCTAAATCTCCTAGTAACAGATTACCCACTAAATAAGATTCAATGGGTCATCGTAGAAGACAGTGATGATCCAGCAAAGGGTGTTCTAGATAAAATTAAGGCCTTTGAATCACGGGAGCCTGGATTCGAGATTACCTATGTTCCAATGTCTACCAAGAGGTCAATTGGCTATAAGCGAAATAAGGCGGTTCAGCACGCCAAGTATGGTATCTGTGTAAATATGGACGACGATGATGTTTACCCGTCATCATCCTTCAGACGTCGGGTTGCATGGCTTCAGGCATTTCCTGAAACCCAGGTTGTCGGATGCACGATGATTGCAATGTATGATTTACAGAAGGGTATAAGTGCTGTAAATACACCCCCCTGGGCTTTACCACAGTGCCAAAGAGTAAGTGAGGCTTCCTTTTGTTTCTGGAAGAAATATGCGCTTGAGCACCCCTTCCCTGACCAGCAACAGTCTGAGGGCGAGGCTTTTATTCCTAATGACGGCACATTCTTAGAAATTCCTCCCCAGCAAATCGTAGTTGCCTTAAATCATGGGACAAATACGAGTGGTCGTGTGATTGCAGGGCGTGCTGAGACAGGATGCTTCTGGGGATGGGACAAGCAATTCATCACCTGGCTCCATGGGCTTGTCGGAGTTCAAGTCGAGGCAGTCTAGATAGGCTAGTGCCCAGGTGCCCAGTGCCCAGTCTAAGGATTATCTTAAAATAAAGAGTATATGAGTTCAAAGGAGAAAAAAGGAAAATTGCCAACCGTTTCAATTGTTACTCTTACACAATTAAAACGATTTGCCTGCATGGAAATTCTGAAAGATGTAATCAAGGAGCAAACCTATAAGAATATTGTTGAGTGGATAATTGTAGAAGGGAGTAAGGCCGATGAAGATGCAAAAGAAAATGGTGATAAGATTCGAGGGCTCATTGCAAATTCAGATTTACAGTGCCCAATAGTTTACCTGGAAAAGAAGCCAGGGGAGAAACTCGGCGGTCTGAGAAATAAGGGGAATAAGGCATGCTCTGGAGATATTACCGTAGTTATGGATGATGATGATTATTATCCTGCAGGCCGAGTAAAGCATGCTGTTGAAGAACTACAAGGTTCTTCCAAGCTTATTGCAGGATGCTCTGCAATGTATATTTACGATTATACCTTGGAAAAGTTGTGCAAATTTAAGGGATTTGGTGAGAATCATTCTATTAATAGTTGTTTCGCCTGGAAGAAGAAATATCTCGAGAAATATTCTCACGATGAATCAAAGGAATGTGGAGAAGAGCCAAGTTTCACTAATAATTTCAAGGAGCCAATGATTCAATTAGACGCTGAGCAAACAGTTATTCAATCTAGTCATACACAGAATACGTTTAATAAGCGAGAAATCTTAACTGGCGGTGTATGCAAAATTGTGCAATCTAATACAGAGTCGCCAAAGCTAGTTACCGACTTAATTAAAGAGCCATTTTTCAGCCGCTATAAGGCCGTATTTTTTAACGAAGTAAAGAGTAAATATGATATAGTATATTTCGCAGGAGGGTTCTCAATTCCATGGGACCCCTCATCTAAGTCACTTACAGGCTCAGAGCAAGCCATTGTAAAATTAGCAGAGAGCTGGACAAGGCTAGGAAAGAAGGTTGCAGTGTATGGTGCAATCCCTGAATCTACGCTTGAAGGTGTTGATTATTTTGATTGGAAGAAATTTCCATTTAATGAGCAACATGATATAGTAATTCTATGGAGAACATATGGAATGGTGTGTGGTCTACCTTTTCCAATTAAATCTAAACATATTTGGTTAGATTTACACGATGGCAATTTTCCAAAGGAGATGATGGAAATGTGGTTCAGATATAATCAGAAAATCACAAGAATATTTTTTAAGAGTAATTTTCACAGAGAATTATTTGAAAAATATTTTCGGTTTAAACTTGATGCCAATCGTTATACGGTGATTCCTAATGGTGTGCGTGTAGAAGAATTTAAGGAAAATAAGGATTTAGTTCAAAGAAATCCATATCGATTCTGTTATTGCTCATGTTATACACGAGGACTTTTACCGATTCTTCAATATACCTGGCCCGTTATTAAACAAATCGAGCCGCGTGCAGAATTACATATATATTATGGAATGGATGCAGTTCAAAATGATGAGTTTAAGAAAATAATCGTGCCCCTGCTAGGTTCAAAGGGTGTAATGGACCATGGACGTCAACCCTTGGATGTAATTATTAGAGAAAAATATATGTCTAATTTTCATATTTACCTATCTAATTCAGAAGCTGAGATTGATTGTATTACAGTAAAAGAAAGCCTTATAACTGGTGCCATACCTATACTTTCAACCTTTGGAGTCTTCAATGATAGAGAGGGTATTAAGTTTGTTATGGGCGATGCAAGTCCAAACACATATACAAATGTTGCAGTGAAAATTATTGAACTTATGAAACAGCAAGGACTTGATGTATTCAGAGAAAAACTGAAGAAATCAAGTACTATTATTTCGTGGATGGATATTGCGGCAAGGTGGATTCAGGAGTCTTTCTAAGGACTAATTTTCCTTGAACCTTTCCTTGTACCACCTTTCTTAGTTAAAGCCTTAGCCAAGGGTGAATCTTTAACCTTTTTAATTGCATCTGCTGCCTTTACTGCTTCTGCAGTTAAGGGTGCTACCGCTTGAGCTGCTTTAGTTGCAGCTTGTGTGGCTTGAGCTGTAGCCTGACTTGCTGCCTGTGTTGCTTGAGCTGTAGCCTGAGTTGCAGCTTGAGTTGCTTGAGCTGTAGCCTGAGTTGCAGCTTGAGTTGCAGCCTGAGTTGCAGCTTGTGTTGCTTGTGTTGCTTGAGCTGTAGCCTGTGTTGCAGCCTGTGTTGCAGCTTGTGTTGCTTGAGCTGTAGCTTGTGTTGCTTGAGCTGTAGCCTGTGTTGCAGCCTCTGTTGCAGCTTTAGCCAGAGGCGATCCTTCAGGACTAGGTGTAATAACCGGTGTAAGCATATTACCCATTGTTTCTGCTATAGGCTTACCAGCCTTCTCACCACATTTTACTACAAGAATAGATTCATCCATGGGAATATTCATTAATTCCAAAATAAGCCGCATAAGTAAATTCTCCTTCAGTTTTTTAATAGAGTCTTGAAATTCTTTAGAACATACAATTGATTCTTGTGATATAATCGATTGTAGACTCTGAATATCATCAAATGTCGGAACAAAATCAGCCGGTATTTTATTAAATTTTACAGTTAGTCCAAGTGAACTTAATGATGTCTGCATTGAATTCTCAACCTTGCCTATTTCATTATTTACACTATTTGCCATTTTCTTCATCTTATCAAATTCACCCCTAGCCATTAATCTTACAGAATACGGTGCAAAATTAGCAAACCCCCATAAAAAGAATCCTAAAAACATTGATTTTGACGATTGATATATATTTGTAATTAGGGCATCTTGTAGGCTAGGCGACACTAATTCCATAAGATTAATAAGCACTTTTCCAAGTAAGCCTGCTACTAATGGAGCTTCTCCAAAAAATCCAAGTAAACTCAGAATACCCTGTTTCCAATCGCCCTTTAATACATCAACCAAGGCTAATAGAAGCGAAAGGATTTTTCTACTTGTATCATTTGACAGAGGCCCTACACTAGTCGTAATACGAACTGCTTCAATAATAAGACCAATAACAACTGGAATTGCTCTAGGATTTACTGGAATCCGGATTATAGAAAAAAATGGAGGCATTGGTAATGGAATAGGAATTGGCACATGAAAATCATTATCTTTATACCCTTTATCTTCAGAATCCCTATCATAAAAAAATCTGAAAGGACCAAATGTTCTAGAAAAAAGTTTAACCTTATCATCAATTGTCTTGAATGTGGCCTTTACTCCCTCAAAGGTTTTATCTAAACTTACTGATTCTGGATCAAAGGCGACTGGTTCAAGGATAGACGGGGTTCCACTTGGATTAAGCCCACCTGATTGCACTTTATTTGAAGTATCAAACAATGGCTTTATGAATTTTCTAGCACCTTCTTCTAAGGCACGGGATTCATTTGTTGTAAATAAACTAGAGCCATGTCTATCCTTCAGACTTGATGCCCATCCTCGCTTAAATTTTGCATCCTTTGCTTCTACTATCAAAAAACTTATTCCAGAAATTGTATCATATACTTTTTTCTTTAGGGTATCTGGGTCTTCATTTGCTAATTTTTCTAGAAATTCTAAGGTATTATTTATTTCCCTTTGAGAATATTCCATCTACTTAGGATGAACACATTGTGCATCCCTCGCCTGACGCTGCAGCTTCCTTTGCATCCTTTACCGATTGCTCATACTCCTTAGATAGACGCTCCAATAATATAGCCCTATCACGCTTCTTCTTCTCCTCAGGGGTTAGCTCTTCATCATCCTCATCCTCTGAATCTGAATCAACAGCGGAGCCAGAGCCAGAGCCAGAGCTAGAGCTAGAGCTAGAGCTAGAGCTAGAGCTAGAGCTAGAGCCAGATTCGACTAGACCTCCCTGTAATAGCCTAGGGTCAACTGTAAATTTCTGTGCCATTACCGGAGCCTTTGTGCGCAAATAGTAACATCCTGTCTTCAGTCCCTGTTTCCAAGCATGGAAATGCATACTTGTAAGTTTGGCATACGTAGGATTCTCAATAGAGAGATTTAGACTTTGACTCTGACAAATGAAGGCACCACGTTGTGCAGCCATATCAATGAGCACTCGCTGCTTAATCTCCCAGGAAGTCTTATAAAGTGCCTGCAAATCATCTGGAATCTCCTTGATACCCTGAACACTCCCATTTCTCGCGATAATCTGTTGTTTTACAGCCTCTGACCAAATTCCACGCTTCATCAAGTCATCAATCAGATATTTATTGATTACCACAAATTCACCAGCCAGAACACGGCGGGCATAAATATTAGAGGTCATTGGCTCAAAGCACTCTGTATAACCAAGAATCTGAGAAGTGCTCGCAGTAGGCATTGGAGCAACCAGAAGAGAATTACGCAGGTATTGGCTTGCATTCTTGCGCAGCATAGTCCAGTCTAGAGTTCCCTCGGACTCAGTAATCGGCGTAACTGACCACAGGTCAGGCTGCAAGATACCCTTCGATGCAGGAGAACCAGGAAAGGTCTCATAAGAGCCATCAATGAAAGCGAGGGTAGAGCTAGCATCCACTGCCGCATAGTAAATATGCTCAAAGATAAGCTGATTGAGCCTTGTTGCCTCGGGAGATTCCCAAGGCACACGAAGTCTAGCAAACACGTCTGCTAGACCCTGAACTCCAAGACCAATAGGCCTGTGACGCATATTAGAGCGCTTGGCCTCAGGAATTGGGTAAAAGTTAATATCAATTACCCGATTGAGTGCCTTTACCACTGAGGCCGTAACCTTACGCAGTCTATCAAAGTCAAAGGACTTATTGTCTGCAGAAACAAAGGCTGGTAGAGCCAGAGAAGCTAGGTTGCAGACCGCAGTCTCCTCTGGACTAGAGAACTCGATAATCTCCGTGCAGAGATTTGACGACTTGATTGTTCCCAGATTCTTCTGGTTACTTTTCTTGTTTGCAGGGTCCTTATACAGGAGGTAGGGAGTGCCAGTCTCCATCTGGGAATCGAGAATCTTGAACCAAAGCTTCTGAGCAGAGACTGACTTACGAGCACGGCCCTCCTTCTCGTATTTAGTATAAAGTGCTATAAATTCATCACCATAGACATCTGCTAGACCAGGGGCCTCATGAGGGCAGAAGAGACTCCACTGCGCATCATCCTCCACCCGTTGCATGAAGAGGTCAGAAATCCACAGAGCGTAGAAGAGGTCACGTGCACGCTCCTCAGTCTCACCAGTATTCAGCTTGAGCTTGAGGAAGTCCTCAATGTCAGCGTGCCAGGGCTCCAAATAGATGGCAAATGAACCATTGCGACGACCCCCACCTTGGTCAACGTAGCGTGCAGTGGCATTGAAATTTCTCAACATTGGCACAATCCCATTACTCCTACCATTTGTTCCGCCAATCAGAGATCCAGTTGCCCTGATATTGTGAATATGCAGCCCAATACCTCCAGCAAATTTGGAGATGCTTGCGCAATCCTTGAGAGTCTCATAGATTCCATCAATACTATCATCCTTCATTGCCAGAAGAAAGCAAGAGGAAAGCTGGGGCCTAGGAGTTCCAGCATTGAAGAGAGTGGGCGTGGCATGAGTATAAACCTTCTGAGACATGAGGTCGTAGGTCTCAAAGGCCTGCTCTAGCTGGGCTTGCGTTGTATTTAGACCACTGGTCCAGATGCCTAGAGCAACACGCATCCACATGTGCTGAGGTGTCTCCAGAATACGACCCTTAGTATCCTTGAGTAAATATGACTTCTCCAGAGTCTTGAATCCAAAGTAGTCAAATTCATAATCTCGCTCATAGGCAATATGAGACTCAATGAGCTCACCGTGGGCTTGAGTTACCTGATGTAGCTCCTCAGACACATAGAAGACTGCCTTACCCGTATGCACAGATATCTGGTTTCTCAAGGCATCTACCACTTGAGCAAAAGTCATGTGTGTATTCTTATGATGATTGCTAATCGTGAGCCTAGATGCAAGAGTGGCATAGTCAGGATGGAGAGTGGAAAGGCTGGCAGCAAGCTGGCCTGCAAGGTCATCCAGCTTCGAGCTAGTAATACCATCACAAATCTGAGAAATGATATTCTGAGCCAGAGTATCCACTTGCACTGCTAGTCCCTTAGCTGCCTTCTGAATGCGCTTAAGAACCTTGTCAAACGAAACGGGCTCCTCAGTTCCATCACGCTTAATGATACGCATACTACGCTGCATGGTTAGTTTGTAATACACTATTTGAACGCAAATCATGGTCAATTTTTTGACCGGCTACCTAGGATTACAATGACTATTATGACCACCTGGGCAATAGTCTTCTTTATTAAAGCCTTGCTCAAGCTTACAACATTCTGCATCATGGGTCTCTTTTGCAGAAGGAGCCTTAGTGCCTGTCTGAGGATTATAGTAAACAGAGCAGAACTTCTTTCCACATTGCCAACACCAGCTGCGCCCACACCCTGCACCCACCTTGAATGTACCCCTTTCTTCAAGACCACAAGCAAAAATATAGTTGCATGCGGAATCCTTCAGACACCAGCGCTCACACCACGGACATTGCTTAGCATCATTCATCCAAATGTATAATACAGGGCAAGGTAAAAATTGATGGCGCGAATAGTATTTAAATCGTATAAATGGCAGCATCCAAACGTATCTCAAAGGAGCTCATTGACTTGAAGAAGGACCCACCTGGTGATTGTAGTGCAGGGCCTGTAGACGAGAATGATATGTTTACGTGGGAGGCTGTTATTTTCGGCCCTTCTGATTCACCATACGCCGGAGGAATTTTCAATGCAACCATTCAGTTTCCCATGGACTATCCCTTCAAGCCACCACGAGTAATGTTTGTCACTAAGATATATCATCCAAATATCAACAAAGAGGGATTCATCTGTCTTGATATTTTGAAGCAAAATTGGTCTCCGGCCTTGACGATATCTAAGGTCCTCTTATCCGTCATCTCTATGCTCACAGACCCGAATCCGGATGATCCTCTAATGCCTGATATTGCAAACCAATATAAGAAAGACCGGGCAGAGTATGAGCTGGCAGCAAGGGAGTGGACCCAGTTATACGCCCAAGGAGTCATTCAGTAGCGTGTATCTTAGGACTGTGTGAATTATTTAGTGAAGGATTTTGAATTAAATGAGGCGGATGAGCCTGATGATGTTGAGTATTATGTGTTATTTGAGGTCGTATATAAATTTTAGTGTGCTCCATTTTTCCGCAGATATCCGGGACATCAAAATCAGAAATATTTCCGAATTTTGCATGACATGCCTGACGAATAAATTCGGGAATCATAGAATTTCCATCAACCGATACTTGATTAATATCGGCCCTTAAATATTTCATAAATGAACCGCATTCTTTACGCGATTCTGGAGGAATAGAAAGCTGTTCTTCTATTTTTCTACGAATGACTCCCCACTGGGTTCCGTAGAGATTGTGTTGAATAGATTTTGCCAAGTAGGCGAGCTTCTCCTGTAACATATTTGCAATACTTATTAAGACACTTAGAGAGCCAAAAATCCATGCGAGCTGGAATCCATTCACTTGCACACCACCTGCCATGATATTAGAAACACCACTCACTGCAATTAGAACATTCGTTGCAACTGCTAAGGCACGTGCTCTCTTATCAAAAAACGCATGTGCTTCAGTATGCATCCACTCAAAACACTTTGCCTCATCACACCATCCAGCTAACATATATTCAACACCAGGGTTCCAATCTTGTTTAATTACTACAGAAGAATCATCATTACTAGAAGATTCAGCCATATCTAATTTTTAATTCATATTAAATAGAGGAAGGATGCTTTCTGACATTTTACCAGTATTTATTGTGGCCGTGCTAGCCATGGTTATAGTTTACGCAATATATCCACCCATTACTTACGATTCATTTTTAAATTTTATTCAGAAAGATTTTATAAAAAACCACGGATATCCTACTGAGCAATTGTGCAAGGTGCCTCTAACAACACCCCTACCTCAATTATCTGGTCCGGCTGATGCTACTCTAAGTCTTCCACGAGAACCATATAACCTTCTAGGTGATTACCTTGCACCGGCTGAAGGTAGATTAGCAAATCTCAAATCAGAGTGTGCCTATGTAGCAGACGGACAGACGCAGCTTGAGCGGACAGGCTCATATGGTCAAATTACGAATAATTATAAGAAGGAAAAACCTGATAATGGGTCTACGTTATTAAGAGAACTTTCTTTATCTTTTTATAAGTAAAATGGCGCCACTCTATATGTTAAAACTGAATAGGTCAGCGAACCCCTTAATGCCTCAAGAATCATATTATGCAAGGGGAATGAGTGCACAGTGTATTTCATTTGAAAATGTAATACATTGGACAATATTAAAGATTGAATTTCCCCTGGGTAGCCCTCAAAGTAAATCACTTAATCGAGCATTCTTAGGATTTCAACGCAAGTGTCGTTCTTATTTTCGGCTCTTACGCCGTGTTCGTAATATACGAACGATTTTTGCCCGAGAATTACTAGGGTCTTTAGGGCCTCTAGGCCCTCTAGGCCCTTTATAGTTTCCACCGTAAAATGGCTTATATCCTAATGGGGTTCTTTCAGTGTATGGTGTCTTATAACTAGAGTTTGCGCTTGCTTGCATAAAATCCTTTGACTGAGTATTTGCGCTCAAGAGTTTTTTTACTATATTATAGTCATCCTCTATTTTCTTAGTTCCCCATCCCCTTGAACTACTTTCAGGCTTAAATATGGTATTCCTGGTCATAATATTATGTAATTTTTCTACTAGTGTAGACTGCCCCTCTTTTCCAGTTGGATAAAAAGTTGGGTTTTCTAAAATAAATATTTTATTTATAAGAGGTATAATTGTATTATATAATGGCATATTTGGCATGAAGACCCTCTTTGGCAATGATTGTATGAAAAAGTTAATTATTTTTTCATTTGATATATGCATCTTATACGGTTCAACATTAATATAATGTGTTCCAAGTTTTTCTATTAAATCACGGTGTTGTAAAGAATCATCAACAAACCATAAATCATGTGCAGCAATGGGTTCATTTAAACATGCTTGTATACCTGCTAAGGATTTTTCCCTAAATTTATTATTATCGATAGGCTCAATATCAAGACGACATGAGCTACCTATATAAATCCGGGGTGTTAGCACATGTAAACGTCCATCTTCAAGTATTAAATCATGTTCATTAATAGAATATGGAGCCTTTTTCATTATAAGTGCTAAAATATTATCAATTGCATTTAAAATCTCAACATGGCCATTATTACTATAAATAAACATATGCTTAATTTTTCCCTCTTTTTTTAACTTGATTAATGATGGAAATAATTTTAATAAAGATGGCCTGAAAATATGAGGAGCCCTTGCTTCACTAGATGCAAGCAATTCATAAAAAATATCCCTAGATTTTTTAATAAGTGTTTGATTCTCTAGACTTAGACCTTTTAAATTAAGTTCAAAAAATAAAATAAATGGAACTAAATTAAACGCTTCAACTAGACATTGATCTAAATCAAATCCTATACTTGGAATCATTCTTCTTAATTATACATTATATTTTTTATTCTAGCTGGCATATTGCCTCTATTGTCTCTATTACCTCTTGTTCAGTATCATCCTCTATCATACACACTACCTTTTTCTTTCTGCTACTTTCTGGCAAGGCAAACTCACCCTTCTTGGCCTTTTCAATATCTAGCCAGAACTCTTCAATCTTTGGCATCAAGGATGCAAACCACGCTTCATCTCTGTAAACACGCTCATGGTGTATAGTTTCACAGGCCCATGAATTTATTTCCAAGGTTTTCTCATTTAATCCTAGATCCGGTATCCAGTCTAGATTCCCCAGTGGCCCATATACATATTTACAAGGCAGCCAATCAACGTGCGCCTCATTAAAATATCCCACTACTGCTAAATTTCCAAACCACCCTGTCCTTGAATCCGTTTTACTAAAACTAGCCTTATCTATAAACTCGAATTTAGCCTCTACATATTCACATGCCCGCACCCCAGTTACCTCTAGCTGATGCTGCATCTGGTAGAAATATTCCATGGGAATCTTCAGCCCAATGGTTCTTGATTTTGGACACTTTATCTCTAAGAGGTGCCCGCCCATTTCTGGATTTTTCAGAGACCTTATAATAAGACCATCAGGACTAGCAGCCAGACGAGATTCTTTCAGATGAACAAAACGACCCACATCATGAATAATGGCTTCCCAATGAGCCTCTAAAATCTGCTTAACTACTGGCTCAAAACAAATCCCCCAATCAAATGGACTCATATTTTTCCGTAGAACTACCGAGGATGAACTACGCCCTGGCAACTCTATAAGTCCTGCCTTCTGCATTACGAGGATGCCACGCTCTCTTACTGAGCCAAAGACCTTGAACAATTCACTCGCTGTTAGGCAGCGTTTAAATTCTGAATACCAGTCTGCAGTTCTCTGGGTAGTCTGTGGCCGCTGCATTAGTGCATAGGTTTTATCATGGTCAACTGCTGTAGAATAATCGTCACCGTCCCATTCATTATATGCTTCAATTAGACCATAAATTATTGAATCGACCATTGTGTCCTCGTCACCATTGATAGACTCCAGATATTCCTTCATTGACGCAGTCCATTGTTTCTTCAAATCCGTATGGGCTGGCCTAGGAATATGGGCCTCCCATTCCTCTAAACATTGCGCTACATGGTCAAGTGTAGTCATTACAGTTTCTGGCAGCTTACAGGTGTTCATTTTTATATGCGAACCCAATGCATTTGGTGTGTTATCTGCCTGTGGCGACTTATCTGCCTGTGGCGAGTTATTCGCCTGTGGCGAGTTATTCGCCTGTGGCATTACTACTAGTCGGGGTCTCTTTTCGTTTCTTCTGAGTGGTGCCCAGTTTCTTCTCGAGTAGCTGATATTTGACCTGGCCTGTAGAAGTAGTATGAGCAACAAGACCCTTTATCTCAGTAATCTGCTCTATAGAAAAATCATAGGTGACTGCAGCCTTGCTACTCAAAAGCTTCCTATCAAGTCCCTTGCACAGAAGCTTGAATAATGCATCAGAATCCTCGTCACTGAGTGTGAGCTTGAGCTTCTCACGTGCCACGTATTCGCGAAGGCGTCCAATACGGAGTCCGCGCTCTAGCTTATGCCACGGTCTCTTTAAGGCATTTATGGCATCATTATTTAGGGTTTGAAAGGTTTTCTCAGAAAATCCAAGTGCAACTGCACCACTCATATCTAAGGCATTAAATGTATTCCGCTGTGTTTTATTTCTAGCCTCGTCACTCATTCTATAGATAGATATAACGAATCCCTTAGATAGAAAGTAATACATCTAGGCCTTGATAAGGAAGATTAGCAGATTTCCAAAAATGCTCTCTAAAGACAGGGCATGTCCATAAGGCAGCAGGGATTTTGAATACTCGCCAGACATCCTCCTGAGCTTTCAGCGGGTCAATCTCATCCCACATGTAAAACTCACTTAGGTTTACCCCTGGGTCAATAGATGCAAGAATTAAGCCAGCCTGCCTTTTCAGTGCTAAGACTGGAAAGCCATTCTCCTTCAACATCTTTAGAATAGCCTTATCCTTGTCCTTATCATCTACGCTCCACATTTCGCGACCCCCTGAGCACAAGAAAATTCCTAGCTTGAACCAATTAGGGTCAGTAGTATTCCAAAAATACGGTGCGAGTATCATCTATATAACTAATCCATTAGAGTTTAGATGTCTGTTAGTATCCCTACCGTAAAAATTTCGGCGGTTCCCTTACCCCAATTTATTCCGCGTTCTCGTCGTGAAGAGGTTACGCGTGATACAGCAAATGCAAGAAATCTAGAGCTTCAGAGGTCTTCTGCGCCTATCCAACAGGCCTTCTTCCGGCCAGAGCCATCAACATCTGGCTTTGGTCCGAAAGTTGCTATACAATATAATGACCAGAATGGAATAACATCCAGAAGCCAGCAACCTTTTTCAACCCCTTCACCCGCCTTTGACCCCGCAGGACCCAAGTTAGTCGGTAATGTATTTTTTGACCAATATGCTCCAGAATATGATGCACGAAATGTTGTGCGTGAGCTTCGTGCAGCAGTGAAGGAAAATAAGTCGGTGCGTGGAGAAGAGGAGTCAAAGCGTATTTTATCACGGGGATTCTCAAGTCGTTATGTTCCAGAAGGATATGCAGAGCAGCAACAATTAAATAGTTTACAGGCATTCGAACAACTTAGACCAAAAATAGATGATGTTTCCAAACAATATAGGAATTTTGAATAAGGGTTTTGGCGGAGGCAACAATAATTTCTCCTGAATAAGTATAATATGGCCTGCACAAGATATGGTGGCGCAAGAAAGGGCTCTAAGAGACGTGGAACTCGCAAGGTTTCAAAGTGGACTGCATTTGTAAAGAAGATTTACCTTCAGATGAAGAAGAAGAATAAGGATGCGAAGCTTGGTGATGCCATGAAGGAGGCTTCCAGGCGTAAGAACGAGATGTAGGCTTTTTTATTAGCGAATCTCTTAAAAAGCTAGAGAACCCTAAATATTTTTGCTAGCTTTTTTAAAAAGCTTATTTGTGCTAGCTTTTTTAAAAATTTAAACCTTAAAGGCAATATAATACACACCTGTATTTTATTGCCTTTAATTAAGATGCTAGCCGAAGGACTAGTGCTATTAAGTGAAATCACATTATCCGCCTACCCTATTCTAATCAAGGCAGTCCCCACAAATCTATGGACCCAAATTGTTTCTAGATTACTTGTTTATTCAGTCATGGCATCATCCGCCATGGTCGCCACAGGTAATTCAAAACAATTCGCTACTATTTCCTGGCGTAATATGGCGGGTGCAGGCCTTTTGAATTTGGCACATATTAGCGCAAGCTACAAGGCATTCAGTGACTTATCACCAGGAAATGCCATGGCTATCTTCTATACCTACCCTATCTGGAATATCATTGGGGCCTGGTTTTTACTAGGTGAAGTAATTCCCTTGGCCTCGATACCCTGGATTCTTCTGGCTCTGGTCGGCATGATTCTTGTGGTGCATCCTGAGAAGGGCAGCATACTAGACCTAGAGAAACCCCTTGGAACTCTGAGCGCCTTGCTAGCAGCACTAACAGAAACCGCCATCTACTTCTATTTCAAGCTAATGAAGGAGAAAGAAGGAGGATTCAAGGGACTCTTTGAGCTCTATGGCGGTGCTGGACTCTGGATGCTACCTGCAGTGGTTGCAGGGTTTACTGGGATGAAGCCAGCGGGCCTTGAAATTCCCAAGGTGGATTTATCTTGGAAGGTCTGGCTACCTATGATTCTCTTCAATACCTTCATTGGTTTCACGGGTTACTCGATGAGAGTTACCGCAATTCCGCTGATATCTACGGCTGTATTCAGTATGCTGAGTTTCTTTGGAGTTGTTGCAGCCTTTGTCTTTGGTTACTTATTCAATGGTGAGAAACCAACGGCTATGGGGGCAGTTGGGGCTTTAATGATTACAGTGGCGAATGTGGTTTTATTGTCAAAATAATTGGATAAAGTAGAATGGGTGACTGTGATATATTCTTAAATTTACTAAGTATATGTGATGCTATCCATGATTTTAAAACAGAATATCCTAAAGTTAAAAAAAGTTTTGATATAATATTAAATGGTCTTAAATGTCATTCAATAGGAGATATTGATGAAAAATATATAAAATATACTGAAGATAGTTTAATACAAGAATACCTCGGTTATGAAAATATTAATTATCTTATTGGTGATTTAGAATCAAATAGATATGTTAAAGATATTGAAATATTTAATAAGCCATATAATGTAAAATTATTACATATACGCAGAGGTGGTATAATAAAATATTTAGATCACATGAGTTATATACGTGAAGAAGAACTTATACATTTTTTTGGAAGTGAAAATGTAAATATATTATATGATGCAGGAATTAATGCTTTAAAGGTATTCTCTACTGTAAATAAAGAACGATTACGTATCAATCAAGTTATAAATAGGGAATTTATGAATGATTCTGCAACTGGAAAATCAACAAGTGAACTTGAAACAGTGGGTCAATTAATTGATACAGAAGAGGATACAATCGTATATGATAAAACAAGTATGTTTAATACAAAATATATATTAGCTCTTGATAAATTAAAGACTGATAGATTAAAACAAATGGATATACATTTTACGATTAAAGATAAAGAAGAATTATTATATGAATCAGAGCATGGTAGCTGGAATAGTAGGCCATCATGCATTGATTATTTAGAAAAATCCCAATATAAAAATGATGTAATTTATCAAATTAAACGCTCAGGTGACTGGTTACAGGCTTTATCATGTTTAGATACAGTGAGGGAATATAATAAGAAAAAGGAAGATTTAGGTAAAATTATACTAATGACATTTGATAGAGTATTACTTATCTATGCATTATTTTTAGGATTAGATGTACTTTTTACAAATAAAGATCAGGAAGTTGTTTTATTTAAATCAAAAGTAACACCTCCACCTCAAGATGTAATACCATTACCAATTCCTGTTGCCAGGAAACCATCCGAAATACCATATTATTCTAGATTAGAAAGATATTTAACAGAATTAGAAAAAGCAAGGGATATAATGGCATCAAATGATGAACAAACAGATAAAATTTTAAAAGAATTAAATAATAAAGAGGAAAATGAAAAATATTCTCAATGGTGGTCAAAAGAAGGGAAATTATTTAGATCATTATTATCTAAAATAAGAGAAATAAAAGAATATTTTTCTAATATAAAAAAACGTAATGGTAGTGCTTTTATGGCACCTGAAATAAAACCTATTCCAGAGATTCCTCTGTATAATAGACTTATACATAAATCATCGTCAAAAAAAGGTGGCTCAGCAAATCCCTCAAAGAAACTCTGTAATGACTATCTAACCGAACTAAGGCTAAGTATAGAATGCTTTGATTCTGAAGAAAATCCAGATTACAACTACTACGAAAAAACCGCCTTCATTGTCCTAGCCTGTCTCAATGAATATAGAACCTCTGTAAATGTCTATGAACAAATGCAAGCAATTCTTTTTGATATTCTGCCATCAATAGAAGGATATATCAAGTGCAAGGAACCTGAGATACAGCAGTTTTTTGGAGGCGACGACTACACAGCAGATTGTACCAGTTACGCAGCGAGAAATATAGCCCTGCATTCTCTTGGGCTCAGAACAGGAAAAATAGAGTCACTGGGGAATAGAGCAAAACATTCAGTCAAGATTTCTCCATCGGCTGTAGATTTCTATAAGAGGGCTGAGAAACATCTAGAAAAAAGCACTTTTGAAGAACGGAAATCATGGATAATAGAGCAACTACAGGCGTATCAGTCATTCATGCATCCTAGCTCAAAGAGGGCTTCTGCCACACGCAAGGCTTCAGCTAGTCGCAAGGCTTCAGCCAGTCGCAAGGCTTCAGCTAGGGCTTCTGCCAAAGCAATACGCGTAGGCGGCTCTAAAACTCGTCGTAAATCAAGAAAATAAGTGTTTCATACCTTGTATTCCTTGTAGAACCGTTTTAATTGGAATGGATAGACTTACCGATGTAGAACCAATCATTGTAGATGCTTGGATTCTATGTTCATTTATTGAAATATTAGCACCCTGTTGCTCAGCACCAGTAGTTCCTAGACCATGCTGCTGCTTGAATTTCACCATATTCTGAGTGCGCATGGACAGATTACATGTTGCACAGATAGGTCTCAGATTCTCCACGGTTGTCGGACCTCCATCAGCCTCTGAAATCACGTGACCACAATGAAATGAATTCATCTTGATATCATTTACGCCACAACAGAGACACTTAGTTTTAGCTATGTGGTCACCGACCCACTTGGCCCATGTGAGGTCTTTCAGAATTTTTGGAATGTTTTTCTTGGGCATACTTCTATTCCCGGATAAATTATATGCGTATAATAGATGCCAGGAAGCAAACCAGTCGCCATTTCCAGCACTATAGTTTACCGCCCTAAAGGCTGGGTGGGTCCAGTAACAACTACTCCAAGTAAGGGAAAAAAGGGAAAGAAAGGAGGAAGAAGAACCCTTAAGCGTAAAACACGTAAGGCTCGTTATTCTAGAAGGCATTAATGATTTATACTATTTAAAAAAAGCTTGACAAAGAGCAGCCATGGCCCAGTGCCCCATATGTCTAGATGAATTTAAAGTTGATGAAGCCCATATACCAGATTTACAATGTAAGTGTGCTCTTATAGTTCACTTAGATTGCTGGATACCATGGTCCGGTGGATGCCTATATTGCCGCGAAGAACTTGAAGAGTATGAAGAACCAATAGTTATAGTCAGGCAGTATGTAAATCCAGGAATTCGTTATGTTCATCCAGCTGATGCTGTATGCATTGTTACTGCGATTATGGTAGTATATTTTCTCATTATTTTAATCTACGATATATAAAAATGCCCTGGATTCCTCCAGAGAATTGGATTACAATCGGGCAATACAGAACAGCACCACTTCCTATAAGGCCAATTGTCCCACCTATCAAAAAGGGCTCATCAACTAAAAAAATACTTGAACTAATTGCAAATAACTCCGGTCTAAATAAGGCTCTTCAATCTAAGGCAGATGGGCCTAATGATGGCAAAACTTTACATTGAATCACATGACCCTCCGCCAGTGAATGTGGTTAAGGGAATCACAGTATACTATGCAGGCAAAGAACATACACTATATTCCACGGTAGTTCTTTCTGAGGGGTTAGAAGTGTATCTAATTCAGGATGGGAATACAGCTATAGAGTTATCATATCCAGCAGAAGATAAGGTTGTATTTTCCCTGAGGGATAATCTGATTCATTTTATAGTGATTAGTGAAGCGATGCATGAGGGGCAACAGAAGCAAGAAGGTCAAAAGTCACTAATAAAGACTGATTCTATAAGATACCCGTGGATTTCATCATTTGATGGTGTTCGTGTGTCTAGAATGTCCGAGGAAGAATATAAGGAATATAAGGAAACATGGCTTTCCAGGTCAATATTTTTTACGGGTTAAAGTAGGTATGGCAAAGACACGGAGAGTTAAAAAGGCTAGAAGGGCTAGAAGGGCTACAAAGACTAGAGCTAGAAGAGGCGGTGGTGAATCATGCTATGGAAATAATAGTAATGGTAAGCATACAACGTGGTCATGTTCAACTGCATGTGGAGAAAAGGAAACATGTGAACCAGTAGATTAGGTGAAAAATTTGAATATTACATTATTTAGTAATACAATTACTAAATACTAGAATATGTCCTTGAAACCAGAAGAAAAAGTCCTATTGAATCATATTCATTTAGGAAAAACATTTGAGGAAATTGCACGGATTCAAAAGCAACCGGTTGGGAATATTGAGTCTAGGCTAAAAAAGATTGCTGCTTGTCTATATTTAAAAGATAATATGCCGTATGAGAAAGTGGAGGAACTAACAGGAATTAAGAAGAACAAGCTGATAGTTAATCGGTGTCAGAAATTATCAGAAATGACTGGGATGCCAAAGATTGATGCAAAGGAACCTGAGCATGAGCCTATTGCGGAACCTGAGCCTGAGCCTGAGCCTGAGCCTAAGCCTTTATCATTAGTTATACCTATACAAATAATCACAAATGAAAATCCGTTTAGTCCAGATGCAATATCAACCCTACTTAGCTCGAGTCTAAGGCGAGGATTATTTACGACTGCCAGCATTAGCTAAAAACCCTGGGCCTGGGCCATTAGTAATAGCATAATTTATTTTTACCGGACCTTCGCTCGCAGGTATTTCTACTTCTTCATACTTGTTAATAACGACTTTCTTCAGACCCTGCACTATTTCAGGGTGAGAAACATCAGTAATATCCTTGAATCTTAACTTATACTTGGCCAAAATAGAATCTGGAACTGCAGGAGAAATTTCCATCAAGCGCTCAATCTGGTCTCTCGTAATTTTCAGAATATCCTTTGCCGCAACACGCTCAACCTTGGGTAAACTTAATTCAATGGCAAGAAACTTTGAAATTTTCTGATATTGAATGGAAGAAATACGATGAGCCTCTGTTCTCTTAGCCCATGCAAAGTAGGAGCCAAGAGTTGATAAGATACCAGTGAATAAGCTCACTAAACCAAGAGCAATAGAAGATACCTGGGGGTTTGTAAATATTGTTTGAGAGCTACCTGATAAGAAACCATTCACTGTGCTGAGAATAATTACCGGAAGGGCAATGCAATTTGTGTGGACAGAGAAATATTTTTCACATTCTGTATGAAGCCAGGATAAACCCGCACTTCGTTCTGCTTCTTCAGCTACCAGAACTTCAAGAGAATCATTCCATGAAATGGTTGGTTCAGTGTTATCATCCATTCTATTTAGGGTCGATGTTTTTACTAGGAGGGTTTGCTGGCTTTTCTTTCTTACTGGCTTTTTCTTTTTTGCTAGCTTTTCTTTCTTACTAGCTTTTCTTTCTTGCTAGCTTTTCTTTCTTGCTAGTTTTTTCTTTTTTGCTAGCTTTTTTTCCAAAAAAGCTAATCGAAGCCAACATTAATTTCAACGTCGCGCCTGCATAAGGTTTGAGGAGGAGAATTCTGAAATGCAGTGCGCACCCGCTTAGATTTAGAATCTTCTGCAGTTGCAGTCTCATTGGAAGAATTTGTCGTATTTCGCGTAGACCTAGAGCGACTTAGTTGCTTCATATGGGTATTCATTTCACCTTCAACGGTCACACGATGTTTCTTCAAATATTCAATTACATTTTTTTCGATAGCCCATCTGAAAAAGTTTAATTTCCCCACAGTTGTTACAAACTGCTCTGTTCCAGGAAGTGAAAACATAATTCGCTCTCTCCTGCAAAAGGGGTCAAAGAGTTTCTTGGAATATGCCTTCAGCTGACTCTTATAACTCATATATACCATAAATTCCTGGCCACCCAGAATATAACCAATTGTATGTCTCTTAGCATAATTGGTGACAAACCAGTCAATAAGTCTGAGGCTGATTATACTAGTTCCTTGTAATAATTCCATAATTTCTGCTAAATCAGTTCTTTGAGAATAAAATGTCTGAAGACTCATAATAATAAGCTCTTGTTTGCAATGTATCTTACGCTTTCTTGTCTGAGTATCAGGAACGGTGCTTTCTATAGCTTCACTTGCCATAGGCGCTACCCTTGCTAAAGGCGCCAGGCTCGCAGTATCCCTTGCACTTATTAGAGTATCCATATACTATGTTGTTTTAGCAATTTCTTAAGTCTTGCTTCAGAATAGATATGTTCGGTGGTGGACACGATCCAAATGTTAGTCTTCTTCCGGATAACCTTAATGCAAAAATAATGCCTGTGCAAGGTGGAGGAGGTCTACAAGGCTCACATATTGTGCAAAAAGGGTGGCAATCAGTTCCTATTATAATTGAGAGTGTAGCCGAATATAAACCAGTTATACCACACGGTGCACTAAAGAAGTTTCAAGCACGATGGCGTCAAACTCTAGGCCCAAGTATTCCTTCACGCCGAAAGCCACGCCAAGACCCTCATGTAATTATTGGAATCTTAAATGTGATTGATACGAATGTATTTATAGTAGCACCCTTACGAGGGGATGAAGATGCAGCAAGGAAAGTATTAGGATGGGCAAGTGATTTACTTCAATCTGATCCAATTGCCCATATTATATTCATGGGTCCAACCTCTGGAGAAAGTCCTTCATTTATTCAGAATGCAGTAACTTCTCTAGTTGCTCTTTATCCAGGTCATGCAATTCATATTTCAGAAAAGGAAAGCACTATACCATCTTTAGATGGAATTCTATTACATGCAGTTCCTGATACCAGTAAACAAGTTGCACTTGGATTTATACCTAACCATGAGAATGTTTATCAGCGTTCATCGAGGGCCTTAGGGAGCCTAACAGTTGAAACCTTGAGAATACCATTTTCCAAAATGAGGGAGGTGGATAAAAGTGATTCTATATATAGCCTTGAGATTGAGAATCCTAAAACAATTAAGGCACGTAATAAGGATTTAGATATAACAAATATTAATACTGACGTAACACTCAAGCCTGTTCCCGGCTGGGTTACAAGGATTGTATTTGGAGAAGGTAACATGATGGGAGGTGGAGCTGGAGCTACCCCTGCTGCTGGGACTCCTGCTACTGTTCCTGGAACTCCTGCTACTGTTCCTGGAACTCCTGCTCCTGATGCTGCTGCTCCTGCAGCTGCAGCTGCTGCTACTACTACTGATACTACTACTGATACTACTACTACTACTACTGATACTACTGCTACTACTGCTACTACTCCTGCTGCTGCAGCTGCTGCTACTACTACTACTGATACTACTATTGCTAAAACTGATTCAGGTACAGCACCTGTGCAAGGAGAAATGATTGAAGTAAATCTTGGTGGCACTACATATACTATACGCAAACCAAACGATACAGTAACTGCAGATTGGAAATCAGGAAAATTTGTAGGAGATGAGGTGAAATTATTAACAGAAAAGGGATTCAAATATTCAAACGATATTTATGAAAAATTGCTAGGAGGTCTAGCAAATCACCATTGTGATTCAGATATGAATATTCAATTAAAAGATGAATGTTATGTATTTCGATATTTAATGGCGGCTGAAAAGCTGCGCAGAGTGAATTCAATTAATTCTAAACAAAATAATACTAGGAGTAATTCACCTGAGACTAGCTCATCAGGCTCATCAGGCTCATCAAGCTCATCAGGCTCATCAGGCTCATCAGGCTCATCAGGCTCATCAGGTTCATCAGGTTCATCAGGTTCATCAGGTTCATCAGGCTCATCAGGCTCATCAGTAGACCATGTGACTTCAAAATCCTCTACCCCTGCGACTTTGAACGCTCCTGCCCTTACTTATTGGCAACGTATGACTGGACAAAAGCCTGCAGTTCGAGCTCCAACCCTTGAGGAATTAATTTCTTCTATTAAAACGAATGCTAAATATGCAGAAGATGCTGCAACAAAAGCAGAAGCTGCAGCTACTCAAGGAGATCTTGAATTAAAAAATGCCACACAAGCACAAAGCGATGACCCTAGTAAGAATGGGGTAAATGAGGAAGTAGCTAAGTCCAAACATCGCTCTGACACTATAAGGGCACATGCAACCAAAATAAGGGAAGCTGTGAATAAAGTATCTGACCTTGCAGCAAATTCGCTTATACATAGGAATGATATGAAATTACTAACAGAAGCAGAGAATAATATTAAAACTTTATGTGATACTATTAAAAAAGAAGAAGAAAGTCTAAATAAAATAGTAAATCCAACAGTAATTCCAGTCCAGGATCCTGCAATATTAAAAGAGCTTATACCACTTCAAGAAAAGAAACCAAAACGAAGATTCGTTAATGGTGTATATAATCAAGGGCAGTGGAATTCGTATGAAACACAATATAATGACATAAAAACAAAATATGATTCATTTAACACATATAAAATAGAAAGTGAAAAAATTCTTACATACACTGCAGGAAAGCAAAGGGAAGTTAAAGACAGTATAGATGCAATCAAAAAGTCAATATTAATCTTTGATGCTCCTGGAGTTAAAGATACAATAAATAAAGAACTCGATTCTCTATGGAAAATTATGCAGGCACTTATATTAAACCCTAGTCAAGATGCTGCTGAAAAGTATAAAAACGATTTTTATAAGCAACGAAATATACTACAACCGTTATTTCAAGAATTAAATAGAGCTGGCAATATTAATGAAAGAATCGATACTTTAAATATATATACCACTATATTCAATAAGAATATAGCAATTGGACTTATTATTAAAGAGTTTAGAGAAACTACAACTAGAATAAATAATGCAAGGGCTAAAGCTAGTGGAGAATTGATTAGCTTAATACCATTAAAACCACTAGAAGAACTTATAAACATAAATGAAGAACAAGAACAAAAAGCGTTGGGAACTAGTATTAATGATGATTCAATAAAACGAAAAAAGGCCAGAGAATGTGTTAAAGATGCATATAGTAATAGGGTCAATTATAATAAAATTATTGAGGATTATATGAAGAATAGTAAAGAATTATCAGGAATTAAATTTTCTGACGATTCATATAAAAAGATTCCTGCAAAGATTAAATTGGATATAAAAAATATAGAAACTTTAAATAATAAAATTCCAAAAGGTGATGAAACTATAGAAGCTATTAGGGCATTATATACAGAGAAACTAAGGAATCTTAATGAATACTTGATAAAATTAGAAACAAGTAAGAATCAAGAAGAAGTTGAAATGAGATTAACTATTCATTTAGAAAAAATTCGGGAGTTAAATAATTTATTAAATGATGATATTGAAACTTCAAATACTCTTGTTACTATATTAAATGACACAGAATTGAACTTAATCGATAAGTGTGTAAGATTAAATTCGGTATATGATACAAAAGAAAAAACTAGATTAGACAAGAAACAAGTCAAGGACCAACAAGTTAAGGAAATATCTGAACGAAATAATAGAATTAAGGAGGAGTTTTCAAGAGCAAAAGATGCAGAATTACTGGCAAAATCTGAGCTAGATATGTCTAGAGTAAAAGTAGAAAAATTAATTACTGAAGCAACATCTACAAAGGCTGATGCAGATGGAAATCCGACTGCTCGACTTAAGGAAAAGGCGCAAGCTGCATTAGATGCGCTTAAGGTTGCAATAAATGATGTTGAAACTGCAAGCGCTAAATATTTACGAACGAAAATAGAAAGAGAGTTAAGTGAATTAAATGTTAATTCTAATGAAAAGAATATTGCTAAAGATGCAGAAATTGCTGCTAAAGAAAAGCAAACTATTAGTAATAAAGAAACTACTGAAAAACTTTCTGAAGAAAATCTTAGTATTAAACAGTTGCAAGATGAGTATACTAATATTCTAAATAACTATTATAAAAATAAAATTTTGAAAAAATTACATGAATTTTCTAAAATGTCCTCCATTTATTATAGTAATGAACTTGAGGAAAAAATTAAAGGGGGAACTAGTTTAAAAGCTAAATATTTAAAATATCTTACTGACACTAAGGAAGCTGAAATAAAAAAGAAGGACAAAGAAGAGGGAGAAGAAAACGCACAAGAAGCAAGTGTTCAAGGTTATAATAATGAGCGTGCAGAATTTAATGTTAAAAAATATGATGAATTAAAGGCAATATATAATACTATGCTAGATATACGTATAAAGTATTCTAATGATGCTATGGCATTATCTGAAAGCAAATTATTAATAGCAATGGACAATTTAAAATTAGCAGAAAAGGGGACTCCTGAAGCAATTGAAAAAAGAAAGAAAGAATTAGAAGTAGCAGAAGAACACTCTAAAAAAGCCTATGCCTTTCAATTTAAATGGGCAAATTTTAAACATACAAATGAATCTGATGAAAAATATACTAAAAATCTATGCGATTTATTCTTAAGTACACTAGAAAGAAAAGCACATGAACAATATATGGTATTATTGCGTAAAATTCAACTAGAAAAACAAGAAGAAAAAAATACAGAATCTACATCAACCGAATCGTTTTATAAAGGAGCCCTTGGTAAACTAAATATTGACTCCTCATTTAAATTAGATGATGGAAAGAAGGAAAGCCTTGAACTTCTAGGAAACTATATACAGGCTGATATAAATGAAGAAAATGAGGAACTCAATAGAGAAAATAAAACTGAAACAAGACTCCGTAATATTGAGGAGTCTTTTATAACTGCTGGCGATGCATGGTTAGAGCCATACACGAAAAAATATAAACGAGAAATGACAATTAGGGCAAAATCTGCTGAACTTATACGATTATTTAAGGCATTTGAAGAAGCTACTGCAGCCTATAATGACGCGGTTGCAATTTTAAGAAAATTAGAAATCGAGAAAGGTGTTTCCACTGGAGTGCCAGTGTCGCCTGGAGTGCCAGTGTCGCCTGCAGCAGCAGCTGCACCGCAAAAAGGCGGAGAAAATATGTCATTAGAAGAAGCTAAAGCAAAAGTTGAAGAATTAAGAATAAAGATGGAAGAAGCAAGAAGAAAGTTTGAGGATGCAAACCGTGAACAAGAACTTAGAGTTAAAGAAAGTATTAAACAAGATATAGATGATGCTATACAAAAAGATGTAAGCGATTTAATGACTGATTTAATGACTCGTATTGTACCACTTATACAGGATCGTAATCTTACAATTACTACAAAAATTAACGAAATTAAAGGCTTATTAGCAGGGTTAAATCCAGAACAAACCGCAAGTATTACTGCAAAATTAACAGAAATAGGCAAACTAAAAGAAAAGATTGAAAATAGCGTTAATGCAAAATTACAATCTATAGTAACTAAGGCAAATGAGTTTTATGTTTGTAATCCAGATGATAAAGTTGCTAAATTTCAGGATCTAAAAAATGCAATTGAGGAAATAAATCATAATAGTGAAGACGTAGATTTTAAAGAAATAGAAAAATTAAGTAATGAATCACATAGTATATCTACAGGAGTAACTATTGAACAGCAAGCTGCAGCGGCGGCAGCAGCGGCGGCAGCAGCAGCAGCCGCTGTAGCGGTGGCAAACGAGCAAGCAGCAGCAGCGGCAGCAGGGGCACCAGGAACACCACTAACACAACAGCAACCCGCGGGACCAGCAGGAACACCAGCGGCAGCAGGAACACCAGGAACAGCAGCGGCAGCAGGAACAGCAGCAGCAGCGGCAGCAGGAACACCAGCGGCACCAGTAACACCACCACCACCCCCGCTAACACCAGAGGAGCAAGCTGCAAAAGATGCCGCAGAAGCTGAGGCAGCACGACTTGCTGCAGAAGCTGAGGCAGCACGAGTTGCTGCAGAAGCTGAGGCAGCACGACTTGCTGCAGAAGCAGCCGCACAAGCTGAGGCAGCACGAGTTGCTGCAGAAGCTGAGGCAGCACGAGTTGCTGCAGAACAGGTAAAGCTGATGGCTGATAAACAAATTGTAACAGATGCACTTACTAGTGCAATAAGCAAAATAGATACTGGTAATTCTCGTGCCCTTTTAATAGGTTTTGATACATATAAAGACAAAAGTAAAACCGCAAAAGAACATCTACAAAACGTAATTGGTCAGAATGAACATGTGGAGATAAATAATAAGAACAATGAATTAGATGCAGCAATTACAAATATAGAGAGGGAGGTACTTGAGATTACAGCAAAAGAAGAAGTAGTTAGGAATACGATTGCTAAAATTCGCAATGAGCCTGATATTCAATCTCAACTTTCTTCATTACCCAGCCTTGTAACCGAAACAAATGCTGCAACTCAAGCATTTGAAACTAAGAAGGACTATATAAATGGACAAATTAAAGTGGTAAATGACAACTTTAACGAAATTAATAGAATTTTTGGAGAATATGAAACTCGAGTGGGTCCAGTTGAAGTTAAATTAATAGAAATAGTTAATTATGACAACGAAATAAAGAAGCATATAACAACTACCGATGTTCCAGCAGCATATTCAACCGAATATAGAACACTAACTGATAATTTGACATACGATATCAAGTCAAAAGATAATATTAAAAAAAAGGTATTTCATATAGAACAGGCAATTAAAAGATATATAGACATATTTAATACATTTAAAGGAACCCAAGAGACTCTATTATGTAATAAACTAAAAGAGGAGATTCAACTTACTCCTCCTAATACGGAAAATACTTTAATTAATTGTTTAAAGATGATAGATACAATCGATGGAACTCAACAATTCCAGGTAAATATCACAAATATTTCAGCCATTCTTGCCGACATGGAAAAATTAGCTAAAACAAACATACCAGGAATTAAAACGGAAAATACTGAACTAAAAAGAGAATTTTATTCAATTAATAAAAAATTAAATCCAATAATATATGGAATAAATCTAAAAATAAAAAAACTTGAAACTATGTCTAATTATAGTAGAGATGCAAAGGCGCGATTAGGCGTAGCAAATATAAAAACTAATGTAGCTGTGCAAGCGGCCATTAAAGAGATTAATACAGAATATACGAAAGACATTACCCCCCCTGATAGCCCTGATGAATATACTGCAAAGCTTAATACTATTAAAGCTGCAGCACTGGCTGCTGCAGCTATTGCGGACCCTCTTCCTGCTCCTGCTGCTCCTGCTGCTACTCCTGCTGCTGCTCGTCGAGGGGGGATTTTTGGATTTTTTGGACGTGGAGGTGGTAAAGGAGCTTCCAAGAAACGTCGAACAAGTAACAATGTAACAAGGAAGAAGACATAAATTCATTAGTTATCTTTAAAAGACAATGAATGAATTTGTTAAGACTGCAAGGATAAGTCTTAGTTTGATTTTTATAGACGCTTTTTTTAAAAAAGCGATTTATAAACTAATTTTTTGGTTCGCTTTTTTTTAAAAAAGCGATTTAGCCCCTAGGGAGCCGGCTTTGCCGGCAAACCCAGCGGGTCTTTAGCCCCTAGGGAAGCCCACTAGGTTGGCACCCAGGCCAAAGCCAGCGCCCTGGCGAGCAGTCACGGCAATAGAAGGGGTAAAGGTGTCAAGCACTGCAAAGGTGGCAAAGGCAGCCGTGCCAATGGTGAGAATCTCACCAAAGTTGGGCTTCTTGGGGTTGAGCACTAGCACGGCAACAAAGGCCACCACTAGGCCCTCAATTAAATACTTGAGAACAGAGGTTAAAAGGTCACCAAGGGAAAAGTCCATCTTATACTTGTCCCCTAGATTTTTTGTGCGTCAGATACTTTAAGAGAAATTGTAATGAAGAATCATAGAAAATGTCCGCCCCAAGAGAAGATTTCCTAGAGGAAGACCCTGAAATTCGCAGCCAAAAGTTTGTGCTCCTATCCTTCCTAAGTCCGGAAAATGTCTTAGACAGCAAGGATCAATTCTTTTTTGGTGAATTTGTAAAGCAGTATGAGATTGACTATAAGATTCGCAATTTAGAGACCTTTCTTGTTTCCGTTGTCCGGGGGATTAATGAAAAGTTAACCAAGGAATCTGATAAGATGGATGCATCTGGTGCAGACCTTAGCGGAGTTGCAGGCACCGCCCTTGCAGAGGCTGCATCCCTTTGCCGTAAGTCTCGTCTAAATATTGGCAGCATCCTGGAAACCTACTCTGGCTACGTGAAGGAGAATGATGCAAATATCAAGAAAACAACGATTAAGGAGGCATATGACGATTTTATGTTCAAGAATCAGACTAAGCTCGAGGAAGCATTCTTTACTAAGAATGAATTCAGGACCTCTATTCGCGGGCTCAAGGTCCGGGGAGTCACTGGAACGCATGGTGAGGCTGTAGCCATGTCTAAGAAGCTCCAGCGTAATGATACTATTCACAATATCTTCCTTGGCGAGGTGGGGAAGTGGCTTCCCTGGGATCCTAAGCCCCACCAGGTTCAGGATCAGGAATACGCAGAAGACCAACTTAATACGCTAATGAAGCGCTATAAGGATAATGAGGACGCGCGCGACAAGTTCGTGAGCGAGCAGCGCCAGGAGCAGTCTCGTGGTGCAAAGAAGGGTCCTGTAATTTCAAGCTCTGATGGCAACCCCATATCCGGAGAGTCATCAGAAGGTTGGGGGGCGATGTTTGGAGCTGCACCTGACCTAGCAATTCAGAGAAAGCAAGATGCTGAAAGCTCAGGCTCCGCTAATGCCACTGCCACAAGCACTAATGTCACTGATTTATCGGGCGCAACAAATTAATCAAGCAACATTCCAATCTGATTATATGCTGCACCCTGGTCTAGTGCGGCAATATTTATACAATTATTACCCTGGCAGAAGGTTCCTTCAGGACAAGGATTCTCCTTCCTAGCGCAAGGCGCATTCAAACCATTACATTCCTTTGCTGTGCATGAAGACATATCAACGGAAGGCACTACAGTTCCCATAAATCCCTCAGAGCAGAATCCATTTGCACATTTCTGACCCATAGGACAATGGTTATTTGCGAGGCATGGAAGCTTTGCAGAACTACCACGCATCCTTGGAGCATAACTTCTAGACTTGGAAAAATGCACAACTACAAATCCTATAATTGCACCTGCTAGAAATGTTCCTAGAATAACAGGTAACTTCATTCTTTCTGAATTAGAAGAAGAATTTAGAATTAGGGGTAGACTGGTAATTCATTAGATGGAAGAATAGGTTGTCTAGTAGGTCCACAAAATCCATTATAACACTCTAGACCTGGTTGGCATATAGGTAAATCTACACCACATCTTACACCGGGCATACCTGCCTTAAATCCTTCACTTGAATTAATCCATGGTGCAACAATTAAAAAAAATCCAATAAATAAAATGATAAGCATAAATGCAATTTCAGGAGCACCCATTATCTATTACTAGTATTTGAAATATAATCATTATAAAATGCGGCATCCATTGCATATTGTATAAGGTCACTATACCGCGGCGATACCCATAAATCCATGTGTCCATTATTTACAAAGGTCTTTGATGGTATAATCATAAATGCTGAAAATAAAAAATAAATATCTCCTTCTAGCCTACCCATAGCAATCCACGGAGTCTTTCCTGGTTCACCTGCTCGAATCCAATAATATTCCTGAATTGTATGAGGAAAGGTATCTGGATAAGTCCCCAAGTAAACTTCAGGTGCCGTATGAATCTTCCGCAAAATACGGTCTAATGGATACCCATGCACATCTCCAAAAAATACTAGAGGAAACATAATATCTGCATCATCTATACTATCTGATTTGCGAATTATTAGAATTCGTGAATCAGACATCTAAATAATAAATAGTAAATTCCTACATGGAAGATTACGTAGAACGAATTTTTCACGTATTCAAGAGTATTAGTTTATCTAAACATATTTACAACGGTGAAGGTAAAATATTAGATTTATGTCGCAGTCAACTGGACCCTTTCGTATACGGAGCATTAAATGATCTATACGGTAAACAATTGAAAGAATTCTGGAATACTTCTACGATTCCCTATAGTTCCGATAAGGCGATTTGCATTGTAGAACGTAGATGCCATCCTAATTTAGAATTCTGTCTTCATAATGCTGCATATTTTGCTAGAGGATTTTCCCTGCATATTTTCTGTAGCAGTGCAAATAAGAATTTTATAGAGGCCATATGCGGAAATCAGTTACCTAATATTCACTTACACGAAATATTTGAACATATTGGAACACCAGAACAAGGACGTTTTGAATATAATGAATTACTAAAATCCTCTTTCTTTTGGAACTCAATTGAAGAAGAGCATGTAATTACAATTGAAACTGATTCATACTTTCTAGATTTCATACCAGAATCTATATATGAGTATGATTACGTTGCATCAAAGTGGCCATGGGCTCGAGAAGAACCTGGGGGTGGAGGACTATCTTATAGAAAAACGAAACTCATGAAGGAAATCATTCATTCCAATAGTATAAAGATAACTGATCATAAAATGCAAGATACATATGCTGCAGCTGGTATGAAACTGTTAAACGCTAAAATACCAGATGAAAAGGAATCATATAAATATTTTGTAGAAGCATCTGCTTCTAATTATGCATGTGGTGTTCATCAATGGTGGTCATGTATTTGGAATGTATCCGATGAAGAAATAATGATAGTAATAAATCTATATCTTAGATTAAATATAGTCTAAAAAAACTTCAATCTCTTCCCTGGTGCTAAATAAAGCGGCGCATTCTCCTTAATTTCAAATGCATCTACCCATTCCTGAAACTGCGGAACTATACGGTCAACGCGATCTTCTGCAAGCCCATGAACACTTTCATCCATTGAATATAAGAGGGCTTTCTTTCTAGATAAGGTAGCCCATGTTCTCGCATAAGCAATAAAGAACTGCCTATGCGCCTCCTTTTTCTCGGCATCGGTTGCAGCTCGCTGGGCTAATTCAAGATTTAGACTATGCAAGGAAATCTTAAGACCACCAAGGTCCGCCCAATCCTCGCTAAGAGTTTTCTTACCATTTAACTTCTTGCCAAAATGCTTAAATTTTCCAAAGAATTCTGAAACTCGACGAGTCTGTCGCTTGAACTTGTTACGATTCTTTCTTGTCCATGTCTCCTTAAATTGCCCAGTAGGTGTAAATAGAGACCCCTCTAAATCAAATGCATGTGTAATTTCATGACATATCGTTGCTCCTATACCTCCATGGTTCCATCCTAAGGGAGTCTTCGCATCCGCTGAATAAAATGGATATTCTAAGATTCCCCAAGGCAAGTAAATATCATTAGATTCCTGGAAATACGATGCATTTGTAATAAAACAAGGATAGTCTGAATGCGCCTTATCAAGCGTCTTACCTGTAAGATTCATACTCGACTTAATTCTCGCTGAATTTATAGAGAATACTGTATGCAAAAAACTATCTGGAGTATATCTTACTCGTGGCATTAGAGTAGACCTTGAATTCCCTAAAATGAATTTCATACGATGCAGTTTCTCAATTATTTTACTTTGTGTTTTCTTAGCCATTAATGAGCTATGTCGCATATAATCTATTGCACCATGTTTTAGGCTAGAGACTAATTTCGCAATATTTTTCAAGATATTTACATTGCGATGATGATTAGAATATACGTTACATAATGCATGTGGTAATATGGACTTAATCTGATAAAGCATATATTCTTCCTTTTCTGGCACCTGGGTTACACCTAATATTCCTTTCTGATATAAATCGTAATATGCATCTTTTATTACTGGACGTAAATACGGTGCTGCAACTCGTATAAGGTGCATTGCCATCAATGATACGAGATGCTCTTCTTCAGCCGAAGAGAACCAATCTAGAATAGCCTTAAACCGCTCAAGTGAATTTATAGTCCAAATACGTCGTTCCCATGCACTATCAACATCTAGTCCAGCCATAAATGCAGACCATTCAAAATTAGGCATCCAGGATTTCCATGAGCTACCTCGCCTTGATTCTGCAAGGTGGACGAATGATTTAGAAAAAATCTTAGCTAAAGCTTCCTCGGCTTCTATAGCCTTATGTAAAAAAGGTAAACCAAGCTCTATAGAGCAGGTTGCTATGAATTTTTCATATGCGAGCCATACTACCGATTGTTTAAGTTTTGAATTCAAGTAGTATTTTAGGGGTAATAAGAGCTCACCAGGGGACAAGGTGGCACGCATAAGGAAAGGACTATCTAATTCCCTGCCCACTGAACATTTAATAATAGTTGGTATAGAGCATCGAACCATCCAACCAAAAAATACGCTAATGTCAGTGAGACCCTTAAATGAAATGAGTTCATGAATACAGACTTGCAAATATGATTCTTCAGAATCAATTGTCTTATTTTTCCATATATAGCCTAAAAGTTGTAGATGCTCCCTAGGTGTATGGGGAGTAAGACTAGTTAATTTAAGACTAGAAAGACTATGTATAATAGTTAAAAGTTCTTTATTTATTTTACTTGTTATTTCATCACTTGTACCATAATAACCTTTCGATAAAGGTATTTTATGATTTTCAAACCAGGATTCATTTACTGATAAATAAAAACTCCTCCCTGGATCTTTCTTTAATTCTAACCGGGGCCACTCGTGCGAGGGCATCACTCTGATTTATATGCATATTTTGCCTTAGAGATGAAATACATGATATTGTGTGGTTATTGCGTTTAAAAATCTTGCTTTTTAAAGTTTTTGTAAGAGCATACTGGCGCTCATAAAGAGCTGATTTTGCGATAGGAAGGGCCAGAATTAATAATTTATTCATGGCGTTCTTCCTTCTAAACCTATTGGGGAGTTTTTGCTGGGGTTTCTTAATGAGTTTTTGCACGCTTTTTTCTTAATAAGTTTTTGCACGCTTTTTTCTAAAAAGCGTCTACTGCTTCCAATTCTTCCCGCAATTCAAGCAACTCACAAAGATTGTCATTGGCTCATCTGCAGACCTTGTCTGTAGCTCATAATAGGAGCACAGTTTCTTCTTGCACTGAGAGCAACGGAACCTATCAGTCGCCATGGCCAGATTGCCCTCCAGAATACGCTTATCACGACGAAACTGTTGATCCTTCAGGTCCTTCCAATTCGCAGGATTTAGCTCATAAGGCGTCCATTTACCAATTGAATCAAGGGTAAATTCACCGTCCTTCCAGCGCTCAATCAAACTCTTATTTCCAGCGTATGAGCTGGGCTGGAAATTAGTCAAAATCCGCTTTGCAATCATCTTATATAGCCACTTGAATACATCATGCTCCCACGTTAGAGGAATCATATGTTTCTTTGCATCATCAAGGGCTGCATTATATATACCGCGCTCAAGGTCTCCAATATCATCCTCATCACAATGCTCACTTAGTAGAGAATGAAATAGATTTATCATAGCTGCCCTTGGAGGAACTGTTGTCATTTTAGTTTCTAGCTCTGGCTCTAAGACCGACTTGAACTGGAATTGAAGTTGCTGGGGGTCAATCTTCAGAACTTTTCTACTAATTCTAACACGCGGGGCTTCTTCCTCTTCAATATCAAGAATATCTTCAGTGTCCTCAAGATTATCTTCAAGTGCCTCCTCTTCCAAATCAACCTCTTCTTCAATATCTTCCTCTAACTCATCCTCCTCCTCTTCTTCTAACTCACCCGAGCATGCCTTCTCATAAAACACCTCATAATCTGCTGGGAGAAATGGGTCAATAAATGCAAGGGAGGTATCCCACTTATTCTTGCTTGAATGAGAAATTAAGATAATACTACCATAAATTTCTGAAACCTCACATGGAGGTGGTAACTGGTGCTGAGAAATATCAGACTCCTTTCCAGTTGTATAGCCAAACATTGTAATACGCTTTGGGCCATATGGGTATGATACAAGAAGTGTAGGTGCAACCTTCTTCTTTAAGAAAGTCTGAATATCATTAAGGGAAGGCTTTGCTGCACTATGTTTAATGCGAACAAGCGAAACATCACCATCAGGCTTTAATTCAAGAGCAGAATATGTGCCTGCCATCTATGTAGTATATACCCTAACGCTTAAATCCCAGGCATTCAAATTTAGTAGATGAATTGCGTGAGTCTTATACGACGCAATTGGATAAAGGGACTCTCTATTGAAAGTAATATTACAATAGAGATTTGGGATTCTGGTTCTTATATATACGAAAGATGGCCAGGTGGCGATGTGTGTTGGAAACTAGTATCACGTGAGATAACCCCTACTGGGTTTTCAGAGATTCTTCAGAAGATGCCTGAGTGGTTTTCACCTGGAGAGGTACTACACTGGGAACAGATGCCTTTAGTAATTCAGAGTCCCTTGCAGTATCAGTTGGGGCAGTGGAACGTAGCTGTAGAGGAGCAGCCAGAAGCTCAAGCTCAAGCGAAGCTACAGCTGCAGCTACAGGTGCAAGCGAAACTGCAGCCACAGGCACAAGTGAAGCAACAGGCACAAGCGAAGCTACAGGCACAGGTACAGGTGAAACCACAGGTACAGGTGAAACCACAGGTACAGGTGAAACCACAGGTGCAGGTGAAGCCATTGCAACAGAACTACGGAAAAATGGGCGGAAGGGGAGGCAGAATGCAAGGGCAATTGGAACACATGCGGCATGTGGCAAATAGGGGCGCTGGGATGCAACCGAACCTGCCGGTAGCACAGAAGAATCAAGGGGTGAGAGTATTGCAGAGGACCCAGATGCCAAAGGGCCAGATGCCAAAGGACCAGATGCCAAAGGGCCAGATGCCAAAGGGCCAGGTGCCAGAAGCTCAGATCCATCCACAGAAATAGTGAGACCACCTGATAAATCCTCCGTAACTTTAAGAGATGATTTACCAAAGAAAAAGGAAAACCACGCCATATGCTTATACTAAATATAAATATCTTTAGACCAACCAGAATGGATATACACCTAGTATTTTATTACCTTGGTATTTCAATTGTGTTTCTATCACATATCACAATGGCAATGAATCCAGGCCCAATGCGTATTCACGCATACGTAAATTTATTCGCAGGCGCATGTATTGCATATTACTTTATGAATAAAGAGAGATTTATACAATTTTAGACTGTCCGGCTTAGTGCAAGGGCAAATAAGAACGCCATAATACACTGATTTTTTTCCTATGAATGCCACAGATGTCATTCCGGATTGGTTTATTATTTGGGATCCTAATTGTTCTCGCGGTAGGACTTTGGTTTATGCCAAGGGAGGGATTTACACCACTTAACACATCAACTGCAGCCCCAGTAATTGAGCGTCAACCCATTGTTTACCCTGCACGCAGCGTAGCAACTGGAGGTGTATCAACGCCAAATCAGATGGCGCCTCCTGATGAGATGCGTATGACAAGCCCTGAGGTTGCAAATGACCCTTATGCGCCAAATGAGGAATCTGCAGCTATCCCGGAGCGCCTAAGACACCCTGAGCGCATGTTTCAGCCCGGGCCTGATAATACTACACGTGGAATTGCAGAAGCTTCTGGTATTGCTAGTGAATCCGCATCCCAGGCTGGAAATGCCCTGCAAACATTTACTCCTGAATTTGCTCAAAATGGTGGTGAATTCATGCAAGGAATTATGGCCAATGATACTTCTGAGCCTGGTGGGTATTCGGCATTTTAAGCATTTTAAACCTGCAGGTAAATACTATATACTTATAAATTAAATATATAGTATTTATTGTATCATAATATTTAACGACGCAATGCTCTATACGTATGACGAGCCTTGCGATGCACCTTAGTCTTACGATGCACCTTAGTCTTCTTATTTTTACGCTTTAGCCCATATTTCCTACGACGTGTTCCACCATATTTAGCTAAAGGCTCTGGATCATTGAAATGAAGTGGCTCAGGATCATTTATTGTTTCATCATCATTATTATTATTTCCATATAAATTACTAAATATTTTATCTGCATTTGCTTGGGCCTTTGCATTTGCAGCAGCCCTTGCATTTGCTGCTTCTCTTAAATTTTGACTAGAATTTCCATATATACTAGGATCTTCAGGATATGCCGCACCTAATGCATCAAGATTATTTTCGAATTTTCTTTGTACTTTCATTTTATTTGATAAAGATTTTAAATTTTTAGAAACTATCTTTTTTGTTCTATTTCTAAAAATACCTGGAATCCAGGATGATTTCTTATCAACCCCCTCGAAACCAATTTCTTTTCCATTGCTATTAAATCTTATTCCGGAATTAACTATTGCAGGTTTCCTAGAAAAGAACTTGAACATTCTAATATAGATTAGTTTTAAAATATAGATAGGTTCACATTTTTCTAATCAAGAGAAAGCCTAAACAATCATTATCTAAATAGAATAGAATGCATCCTCGGACTTCGAATAAGACGCATCACTCAGATAAACCCCGCTTTGTAAACCCATCATACCAAGAACGCAATTGGATTCGCACAATACCAGATTCTTACCCTGATATTCTGCGAGCCCCAGCCGTTTCCTATAAACCTGAACGAGATGATCTACGTATTAGGGCGAATCGATATGTAACATTTGCACGACCTTACAGAGGTAAGCAAGGACTTCTTATTATAGGAAATGAATATAGACCCATTATAATCGACGAGTCCCAACCAGATAGGCCCAGTGTCCTACCAATTCGCCTAGACCGCGAATCGCTAGGAGGCCCGTGGATTTTTGCAATTACTATTTTTCATGCAGAAGGACTTATACAGATTGAAGATTGCATTGTCGTAGCTGGACAACAAATACGCTCATCTACACCTTTTAGTGAGCGCTTTGCGAATATTCAGAAATTCTCTGAGTCTATCTGGTTCAGTGACCAGAGATTCCAGTTAAATTGGCAAATTAAGATTGCAGATTTCTTTCCACTTATTTCAATCAAACAAGCCCTTGCAGGTCTGAGTGGTGGCAACTTATGTCTAATGCCAGAATTACCAACATTCAGATTACTCAAGGTTACCTATATTAAGCCTGCAGAAGCCCCTGTAACTAATGGTCCTAAGGACTATACTGCGGTGCCAATTGAAGGAAAACCAGATGTCTATGACCTGGCTTTTCCAGATACCGGAGCTATAATTGGACGTGCGGCAATTCAGACACTTGCAATCAGTCAGGGCTTACAACTGAGGCGTTCTACTGGGCAGCCTTTACGCGTGTTGGCTGAATGGAGTGAGGATTTTGAATCCTACCTTGTCATCAGTTTGATATAAAATTGAACTATATAACAAGGACATTTTTAGCATCAAATGGAATCTCGTGTTCTGAATTTCAGACATGATATCCCAGCCAAGTGTTTACTTGAGCCCCCACTCCGAATGATTCTCTGGGCAGGAGATGGTATGCATAATGGAGTAACTGATATTGAGAGACTACCCAACTTTGATATCTATGTCTGCATGGGCTATCCTTCTACTCTCCAGCCAAATATTGATTACCTGTATAAAAGAGCTGAGCCAGGTGTAATCTGTATTATTGATGTCTCCTCGTATGATCAAATGCAGCGGTTTATCAAGGAGTTTGCAGGGCGCATTACAACAATTGACGCCGATTATCACGGGAATACACCCAGAATGTTACCAGAGTATTATTATACCCTACTAGCTAATGGTGGCAGAGCCTACAATGTGGAGGGAATCAATAGCATGATGGTCTATATGGCGGATTATAAAAATGCACTAGAAGTATTCGGGCCTATTCTACCTGATACCTTGAAAGCAGAGCGACGCTATACTCCTCAAATGATTCAACTGGCAAAGGATAATGACCTATCTGTGGATTTTGCGTGGACCTCTCCCGATTTAAAAGACCCATATTATGATGATATTCGCAAGGGGCAGGAGAATTACCTAGCATACAGAGCACAACTGAATTCAAATTATAACTCTATATATAAGTTTAATGAAAAAAATTTGGAGGAATATTGGTCCGGATTTCAGCCTGAAGTCCTCACCTTTAGTTATACGCGTGCTATACTGCAAAATCCAGCTCTTGAAACTATCCTTGAACCATATATGAATCGTTTTAAAGCATATGTAACTAGAAAGGTTGAGGCTGAAGTTGATAGTATAGATGAGTTTAGAGAGCAAGCCTTATCGTTTGAGCGAATTCAGAAACTTTATACACTTACTCAATATGCGCGTAAATTTTCCGGATTCTCACAGCATATTTCTAGTTATAATGATCTGCGTTACAATGGCGGGCCACTTGTATATGGAATGTGGCTAACAAAGGTCATTCTGGATGAAAATAACTAGCCATATTAGAATGGCCAAGTCTCGTAGGGTAAAGAGAAACAGAAAGCATTCAGGTGGTGCACAAGGCTCTGGAATAGAACCCGGTGGTGCCCTCAATCCTGGTTTAGCAAATGGTCTAATGGTGCATCGTTCTTATGATTCTTGTATGTCTTCATCGCGTCCCGGTCAGATATCATATAGTCCTACAGGTGGTCTATCTGGTATGTCCGGCCTTATGTCTGGAGGCGCTTATACAAATAATTTATTGCATAATTACAATGGGTTTGCTCAGATTGATAAGTTAGGCTGCACTCCTAATCACGTGAGCCCACTCAATCAACGTGGTGGTGTAGACCTAGCTGCAGTGAAGAATGCGGCTGTATACGAGGCTCCTACTGCTCGTTATACTCATGAGCCAAGTCAGTGGTCTGGCTCTACTGGTGCGCCTATTTTATTAAATAGGGCCCTAGATTCTACTGCATGGTCCAAGGCATGCACGCAAACTGCTGGATACAGGAGACGTAAGGGAACGAAAGGAAAAAAAGGAAAGAAATCCAGAAGAAAGACTAGAAAGCACTAATCCTCATCTACAAATCCATAAACCACGGGCCCCTTCTTTTTTGTTGCCTCCTTCTCACCTAAATCACTATCCAAAATCTTGTAACCACATTTCTTATAGTATGAAATGCGTTCACGAGATTGAGACTGATATGTCCTATGAATATCAATGACATCCACAATTACAGGAGCAACCTTTCTATCTTCTGGTCTCTGTCTTAAGATGCGTCCAGTGCTCTGCTCAATCTTCTTTCGCGGACTAGCCATCAAGACGCAGTTTAGAGTCTTAATATTCATGGCCTCACTGGCCATCGCATAACTCGCCCAAAGAACCTGGGCCTCTTCTGCAGCTAGGTCTCTCGTGGCAGTCTTCATTCCACCAATGTAATATCCCATCACACATCCTGTCGGCTTCATCAGAACTTCCAGAGACTCCAGGTGACCAATACGCTCAGATAAGACTAAGATACGTCTATTTGGCTCCTTAATGAGTTCTTTGAGCTTATCGGCAATGAATACATTGCGCTCATGGCATGAAACAAGCTGACCCAAGAGTTTAGCAACAACAGTCTCACCTCTCCAATTCAGTGGTGTCTCTCTATAATCAATATCATCGCTGGAGAATCGAAGGATCTCTACCGTTACAGTCTCATCCGCCTCCCTAGTCTTCTCCCAGTATACTGGCTTTCCCAGATGCCACTCGAATACCTTGGTCAAGCCATCATCACGCTTAGGGGTTGCGCTAAGGCCAAGCATATGCTTGGTCTGCAGCTTTCCTAGAACCTTACTAAAATGTGCAGCACCCAGATGATGGCATTCATCAAAGATAGTGAATTTATAAGAGCGTAGAACCGACTCAGGAATCTGTCTCTTGACAATTGTCTGAATCATACAAATTGTGCAATCATACTGCTCAGGGTCAACTTCCATCTTATCAGCCTGAAAGCGCCCAATACGAATACCAGGTATAAGACTGCGCATCTCTCCGGCCCATTGGTCTAGAAGAAATTCCTTATCCACAACAACCATAAAGCGACCACCAAGGCGAAAGGCAATCGCCAAAGCCATGAAGGTCTTTCCTTTTCCACAAGGAACACAAATTAAACCATTCGCATCAGCATCCAGAAATTTCTTAATAATGCCCTCCTGATAATCATAAGGCTTTCCAATAAAGGAAAGTGCTGGAGGCAAGGGGATTCCATCAGTCATTACAGTCTCAAGTGGAGGCCCAAGGAAGTCCTTGGCCCATACCCTTGGCAAATAGAGACGAGTAGCAGATTCTAAGAAGACTGGAAAATCATTATCAGCAGCTGCCGCAAACCGCTGCATTTGCACGGGTTTCACTGTCAAGTCCTTTCTAATCTGCGCATCCTGCTGCATCGTTAGGGATGATTTGAGAACTGAATACCCATGAGTGGTTAGAATACGCTCTGACATACTTTATGCTAAGAAGAAAATGGCAGACAAGAGTCAATTTTTATGCTAGCAGAAGATGCAGAAGATGCAAGGTATAGAGAATATGTTAGTATAAGTGGAATAAGGAGTATGGTAATTTTAAACCTTAAGGATAGAATGATAAGCAATCATCTTACTGAAATTGCTACGCTAAGCATATTATTTATAAGTTTTCTTTGTATTACACAAATCACTGCATCATTAAAATCATCCCTTGATACACTTCCTTCTCGTTTAGCTGCAGCTATCTTAATCCTGGGTGCAGTATTTTATGATAAATACATTGCCCTCGGATTATTCTTAGTTATAACTGCCATATATATTCAACATCATCATGAGGATATTCTGAATGTTATAGGAACTGCTAATAATTCGAGTCCCTTAAATTCTGGACTAAACACAAGATATAATAGCACCATGCAAAAACTAGAGCAGGGTGGTAATGCCGATGAGTCTTATGATACTGCTGATTTCACGTCAAAAGCAGAAGACCAAGATAATGAATTTAAACCAGTAGATTCGTCAATTAATGAGAAGCATGCTCTTAATACGGAGCCTCTAGGAAGTAAATCACAGAATCTCTTTCCAGATGATTCAAGGCATGTAAATACCATGGAGCATGGAAATAAGAATGGATATAGTGATTAAGTTAAAGGCTGAAGGATGATTGAGTTATCTACACTTTTAATAGCAAAACGTTTTTCAGGCTTTTCAAGATTTACACCCCTACCTGAAACAGCAAAATATGATGGTCGATCATTAATACTTAATAAATCCGCTGGAGTTCCACTCATAGAAAAGCTTTGTACAATCCTAGTGGTGCTACTATCAGTTATTACAACCGCTATCCGTTCAGGATTTAATTGAGCAAAATATATTTTACCTTCTGGATTATTTGGTGTAGATGGTAAGATTATAATTTTTTCAACAATTCTTGTTGTTAATCCAATTTCACCACCATACATAAGAAATCCAGTAGGATTTGGCGCTGCTACACATCGTGCATTAGCTGCTTCTATAGCTTGATTTCGAATAGTATCAGCGGCTTGATTTCGTACGTAATTAAAACAACTATCTAATTTAGAAGAATCAAGGGCGGATGTTGCGTAAAAAATACACTGTAGTGCATTTTGGTCTGTAGGTGCAGTTCCATCATTTGTAATAGCTGATACAGAGCATCCAGTTAAACCAGTGGGTGATGAAAAATAATTAGGAATACTTACTGGACAGTTGGAAGCAGCTTGAACACGCAGGGCAGCGGCAGTCTGCGCTGCTACTCCAGCACATGATGGTAATCCAAGACGACTATTTGGAGAAAGAGTGCAGACATCATTTCCAGTGCATACTCCATCTACAACATCTCCATTACAACAATTTGTCTCACCAAACTTTGTAACATAATTTCTCGTATTAGCAGGACATGCGTAGACAGTGAATCCTTCCTTTATTACTTTATCATTTAATCCATAATATTTTAAGAAGTATCCAATTATTATGGCAGATATTCCAACAAATACCAGCCATAATAAAAATGCAATTGCATCAGACATCTCTAACTACTCTTAGATTCTTCATTTAGTTTTTTCAGCAAGGAGTATAGACGTTAAAATTAATGCAGTTAGAATTGCTATAATAACTCCGAAATGGAATAAAATTTCAGAAAATTGCATATTTCCAATATAAATAAAATTATATATAACATATGAAATATATCCAATTAATCCAATTGCTAGTATAGCAACAATTGTAATAACAAATATTTCTTCTATGTCACCTGGTAACATGCCGGGAGGAGGTAGGGATGATATCGTAATACCACCAGTAGATGCTAAGGAACGTTCTTTCAAGGTTTCTTCTAACGGTTTTCCTGTTGTAGGGTCAATCATAATTTGGCCATTCACAATATCGGTTGAAGGATCTACCGGATAACACTTGAATTTTGTATTTGCAGTATTGGTTATTTCTGGAACGGAAGAACTATTCGCAACATCCGCGAGAGATTTACCAAGAAGTGTATCAGGCACTACAATTTCTATCTTTTTCACAAGTTCGGCTACAGATGTTATAGCATCAGTCGCCTTGTTTGGTGAAAGATTATTAACATTGGTTATACTTGGAAATACTGGTCCAGATGGTCCAGAACTAAGATTAAATTGAAATTTAGTGTCTGAATGATTAAATGCACCTATTCCTGAAGCACCAAAAATATCTGCAGGTACTCGTGGAGCAGTAACTAAGGTATATTTTGTTACATTTTGACAGGTTCCTAAAGCAGTGGCGCTATCTCCTAAATATATTGGATTGAGAATTACATTTACACGAATAGTTAGACTTCCTTGAAGTGGAACTCGCTGACCACTTGTAAGTTTTACTGGTAAACATGTTTGATAGGATAACATTGGCATTAATGTCTTTCGATTATATGCAAACATTGAAGATAAATCCAATTCGGTTCTTCTTACTAAAGGGGTAGTTGCTGTTAATAATTGATTAATTTGTGTCCAGTATGATGGAGTATTACGTGCAAGTGAATCACTTACAGAAGTTAATACAAGGGGTCTAGTTAAAAGTATAATATCTGGTGAAGAAGGATTATCCCTTTTATTAACAATCTGAAAGGCTAAAATGACTTCATATAAGGCCTGTGTTCCATAGTTTAAATTTAAATTTGTATGTTGATTTGTAACAATTGATAAAACATTAGAGCAATTATATATTGCATTACCTTCTCCATATGTTAATGTTGTTCCCACTGCAAAATCATCAAATCCAGTTATTTGACATTTTGCAGGAATAATTACACCCGCTTGCTCTATTTCAGTGGTTTTACTAACGCGAATATCAGAAACTTTAGAAACTCCCCAATTTACTGTAAAGTCTGTCGGAACAATTAATTGTTGTATTTGATTATTTGATGTATCACTTGAATTCGAAAAAAGTGATGATACAGATGCACTAACATGTATTGGAAACCCGGTTGTATTACCTAATTCACATTTTGTCGTAGACATCCTTACTTATTATAAGATAGTATTGTTTAACGGAGTATATCTCGCACCTTATATATAGTTACTTCACCTATATCATTAGTAGCAGACATCTTTACCTTATCACCATTATATAACTCAGGGCAACCAACTTGGTCTTGACAATCACGTCCCTGCATCTCAATTGGTATTGGTAGAGGATTATAGGAATCTGTGCGTGTATAGTAGTTGTAACGTTCCCTTGCTGAGATTGAGCGGCGACCAAATAGGGGCAACAGTTTTCCATCAGATGTTTTCACAATACCCATGGATTGATATTGCTCGGGAATCCCTTGAGTAGGAATATTAAAAGATGCCTGGGAACTAGGAATACGCGAATAATCTGGCGGAGTTCCCCAATCACGCTCAGGCTCTGGAGCGCGTGTATAACGGTCATCACCACGCCCCACATTTTGTATATTGACCCTTGTAACTGGCGAACCTTGTGGCTGCGCCTGTGCAGATGGCATAAGAATAACATTAGGAGAACTCTTTTGTGACCAGATTGCCAGAATTACAACTATACCCACAATCATAAGAAGAGTAAATGAAGAAGGAGAAAAGAAATCAAATCTATTTGGAAAACATACCATCCCTGGTGGACAACGGGGCATTCTAATTGATGCCTTGTTACACTTTTCAAAAATTAGCAAAAAAATATATATTTCCTTTTGCTAGATTTTTATAAAAACGCCTACTTACCAAACATTTGCTGGAATGTCTCCATAAGCTCCTTGCCATCGTTCATCATTGGCTTCATAGACCCAAGCATTCCCATTAGACTCTTCTGAGTCTCAATTAATTTTTGAGTATCCTTGGTCATTGCATTTATTTGCTCAGGATCAAGACCCTGAATTGCCTTCATCAGAGTAGAGCCAGCATCAATATGAGGGCCATTCTTCACCTGTGTAGGAATCTCACCGAGTTTAAACGGAGCCGCTAGCTCTTGGACTTTCTCAAGTGGCGCAGGCTTACTTTTCTTAGTTTCCTTCTTTTCATCCTCAAATCCTTCAACTAAGGGCCCAGACAATCCAAAGCCGGGATTAGTATAACCTCCCTTTGTTATATTTTGATAAACACTACCTATGAATCCCTCATCATTAGCATTTAGCTTTATTTTTCTAATTATGGATGAAATCTCTGGCTGTGTTGTATGAGTGCTAAATCCTTCGTGCACATAATAATTAACCATTAGTATTAATGTTAATGATAGAATTAAATTAGCAACTAATAAATTACATCCAGCGGCAAATGCTAATAGACCTACACCCAGGGATACTAAGAAGTCAACCATTGTCATGCGATTATATAGAAATCCAATGGTAAGGCCCACAGGTAAAGAATATAAGGCAGTTTCTACATATTCATTTAATGCACGAGGCTTCATCTATTCATAGCAAAGGAAGTAAGATACGATTTGATATGATAATATTACCGGAAGTCTTCTAATTCTGATCCGTTTCTTCTTCAGGAAACATATCAGAATTTCTTTTATAATAAATCCCCTGTGATTTATTATAAAGTGCCAGCAGTAAAAATGTTAATGCCATACTAATATGCGGAATATTTCCAGAAGAACTATTAGGCACAGAAAATGCTACAATAATAAAAACTATACACGATTTTAAAAGAGTATAAAATGATATATGTTCATTTAAAATAAAAAAGGTTATAATCATAGGTATAAAACTATAATAATTTATAGTACTGTAAAAATAAGTATTAGGATTATTAAGGTGAGAATTTGTCATCTATAGTATCATAGCAAAGGAAGTAAGATACGATTTGATGCCCAAAATAAGCCTCCAACCAAGAGTGCCCTCGATAGCTGACCATAAATATTCATATCGCCACTAGACTTTAACATCCAGGGTGCATAATGTGCAACTAGGACACTCAGAAAGGGCAGATTTACAACAAATACTAGAATTGCAATTAAAATAGGGGTCTTCATCTCATCACCCAAGTAAGCAGACCATGCCTTACCCTGACTTGCCTGTATAGATGCAATCTGAGCAGCAAGCTGAGCCTGTCCTTGACCATGCTGTGACCCTTGCGGCCCTTGACCAGAGCTGTTATCCCAGTTACCAGCAGCGGCAAATCCAGGTGTTGAACTCTGAAGCATCTGTGCAAAATCTGCAGAAGTAGGGTGCTGACCACCTATAATATGAGCAGTAGGAGGGCCAGAATCCATCTGATACTTCTGGGTTGATTGCTGAGGAGGAGGCATAGGCATCATAGGACCTTGCACACCACCCGGTGGCATTACAGAAGATGCACCCGGACGCATATCTTGACTAGAATTCATATCCTGATAAATCATTTTGACAAGGTCGCCATCACCAGAAAGTGGTGCTTTCCCATCTAGGTCTGATAATAAGGTTCCTGCGTTTGCCATTCTTTTTCTTGAAGACAAAGAAACCCGGAGGCTCCAAGCGCATAAGGCATTAGGTGATATGTGATAGGTCTAGGCAAACTTATAGCCTATAGCTTATAACTTATAGCTTATACCTTATAGCCTAATATCCTCAAATGCTTCAATTGCTCCCTGTGCAGGACAATCCATCTGAACTGCCTCAAATTTGTAACATTTAGAAGCAATGTGATAAACTGAATCTTTAATTTCATGAATAGGGGGTGCCTTTACTACCATACATGAGCGCCCATGACAAATAGGAGACATAATAAGAACTAGAGCTAATCCGAACATAAATGATACTAAGACTCTAAATATAGGATTTTTCAAAGCGTCTATTATCATGATTTACTTCTATAACTTACTTAGGATAAGATGTATGGCGTTCCTGAATTTTTCCAATTAATACCTTTTATACTTGGTGCAGCTGCCGGCTTATTGTATGTGGGTTTAGGAGGGCGTGGCGCACATGAGATTATTTACAAATATCCTCATCCGACGACGGTTGATGCCCTAGTATACAAGGACCCCAATGGGGCTTGCTATAGATATAAGGTCGAGCAGGTAAACTGCGATAAGAATGAAGGAAAATTAAAAGAATATCCTCTTTCTGGCTAAATCTATCTTAGGCACTAGGATGAAAAACTTACCGCCCCAGCTGGTGCTGCAGCGGCAATTTTAGATTTGAGAACTCTCTTTTGTTTTCCGATAATTACACCCTCTGCAACTTCAGCGGCAGTTTTAGGAGCTGTAGCTTGAGCAGTGGCTTGAGCTACAGCTGCAGCAGTGGCTTGAGCTGCAGCAGTTTTAGCAGCTGCAGTTTTAGGAGCTGCAGTTTTAGCAGCTGCAGTTTTAGCTGTAGCTTGAGCAACTACAGCTGCTTCTTCTACGTTAACATAGAGACCTAGAATTGGCTCTACGCGACGTTTAATCTGAAACACATCCGACCCTATTTTTCTATCATCCCTTTTACTTGCAAAAATATCCTTCAATGTCAGACCACTCAGACCTTCAATCCATACCTCTGGCCTAGAAACTGCAGAACGTTTCTCCATTAATCCCTTAACTTTTAAATTTTGTGCAACAACTGCAGACGCACCCGATTTAGTTGATTCATAGACTTTTACATCTTCTAGTAATTGCCTACGCTCAACTTCAATCTGTTCTTCTAAGCTTGCAATTTCAGCATTCCTTCCTTGAATAATTTCTAAGCGTTCTTCAAACGATAATAAACGCCTATTTGGTAATCTAGCACGCACTTCTGCTCTTTCTTTTACTGCCGGAATGACTGCCTCATTATCTCGTAGTTCAATTGCCCGGTCAACCTTCTTTGCTTTCTTAAAGAAATCCCTATTTACCTGGGATGCCATCTGTTTATAACGTCGGTTGATTTTTTGTATCTTTTTCCTTTATACATCAGATATGTCTGATGCAGCTGGCACAAGTGGCACAAGTGCCACAGCAGTATTACAATCAGGAGTTACAAGCACGATTCGTGTGTCTTTATCCCTTTGTATTGCAATTATTCTTGGAATTTTTATATTTATATGGGATGGTAAAATTATAGATGGATATGGCTTACCAGACTGGTTAGGACCTTTTATATTTTTACCATTATTATCTGTATTTCTTGGATACGGAATAAATTGTTTAATACAGTATCTAAGTTGTAATAAGGTTGAGTGGCTTGTTCAATTAGGAAGAGTTGCAATAATTCCACTGCCACAATGGATATTCTGGGGTTTATTACACATGATTCCTAGTATACGATGGCCCATAGAAGGACTCATTCAAGAAGTTTCACCTGAATTACAAAAGGGGTTTTCTTCAGGATTCTATGCATTCTGGATAGGTCTATATATCCAAAGTATACTAATTGGCCTTGCTCAAATATGCCCAGTGTAATTCTTTATCTATAATTCAGGTTCTTCTGGTCCTAAATATACATATCGTGGAACACCATTTCTCCCTGTTGCACCTTCATTCAGCATATAGTATCCGGGAACTAACTCTTTTTGATTATTGGCCCTTGAATTTTTTGGACGATTATTTCTTGTTATAGGTGGCATACTATTCGATGGTTCATACTGTTCACATGGCTCACATACTTGTGATGGTAAGGATGATGTGTGACCATATATAGTATCTTCAATTATCGTTACCCCCGCATAAGATATAATTGCCCAAATAATTGCAAAAAGCCAAAAAGGTACGTGGGTGAAATGTGCAGGGTCACGGCCTATACCAAATTCCTTCCAACGCCCATCTTCTCTGAACATGTATTGCGGCTTAATCACTAAGATTACAGCAATACCTGTTAAATATACTAAACCTGCGACGATTAATCGCCTCATCTATTATAGTTTATTGATTAATAACGGAATTTAATCTTGTCACTATTTAATTTTTTCTTAATTATCATCATCAAAATGATTTATTTCACCTAGCATTTCGTCATCAATGTATCCACCCTCATCCCCGTCACCTCGTGCATATCCTAGAGCGTCTAGACCACCACCTTGACCTCCACCTTGACCTCCACCTTGACCTCCACCTTCAGCAATACCTTCAGGACTAAATTCAGTGAAATCCACAATGCCCGCCTTAGCTCTCTGCTCTTTTTCTTTATCATACTGGTCAGCATCATACGCGTATATTGCCTTAGTTCCACCAACTGCCCAATCTCCTATACCAAGTTTCATTTGAATCTTAGAAATATCCTTTTCAGCACGGGACATCTTAGTCATTGTTCTTAAAATATTTGCCTTTTCTTCTTCTTTCCTTGCAGCAATTAGCTCCCTAATCTGCTCTGGTGTTAAATGTAATCCCTCAAACTTAAATCGATTCAACATTTCACTTACAAATTTTGCAGGAAACATAGCTTCTGGTTCAACATGTGACGGCACTTCAGTATCCACTGCAATAGGTAAAATACTAGGATCCGCAAAATTTGCTAAAGCTGCATAGAAAAACAATTTCAAGACATATTCATATGTCTGCTTTCCTCCAGGCACTTGTAATGGTCTCAGAATAGCTAAACTATCTAAGATTGGCCTCACTTGCGCAATGAAGGTTTCAACCTTTGCCTTTAGCCAGGGTGTAACTTCTACCCTATTAAATTTTAGTAAGTAGCTACGATGCTCTGTTAAAAATCCAGTAACGTCCAATTGATGCTGCCAGCTGAGTCCCCAGGATTTACTAATTTTTGTTGATGGAGGACTTTTATACGTAAATTGACTGAGTGGCACCAAGATGTAAGCCTGGAGAAATCTCATTACTGAACCGACTCCACCCTTTTCAATGGAATCAAGTAAATCATACTGGGTTTGAGGCATTCTTCTCTTGAGGCCATTCTCAGCATCCTCAGCTAAGGTAGAAAATTCAGATAATGCTAGTGCAACTTCAACCTCTTTAGCATCTGGTGGTAGCTTATTTAATTCAACTGTGGTCTTTAACATGATTTCTCTGAATTGTGCAAATGGCTCTGGCTCCATTTTCAGAAGAATTTCCCAGTTCTGTAAGGGTCCTGGGATTTCCAGTATTAGACTAGATTTAAATTGATTTACTTTATGCGTCTCATTTAATAAATCTTCAAACGACTCCTTTGTCACATCTATACCCTGACTTTCTATTGCAGTAAGACCCTGCTCTGCAGTAAGAAGCTCAAGGTCGGTAGGCAAGGTTAAATCGCACCAAATACATTTGTGCGTTAGACCAAACTCGTGACTACGACCCTTATTATCTCCATCGTAGCACACTTTTAAGAATAGTTGATAATAACTAGATTCGGGTGGATTTGGTAGGGGTCTAGAAATATCAGAGGGTTTCATTGTAGGCTCTATACGTGTTATTTTTGGCGGCGGAACCACACCAGTGCGAGAAGAAAATGGTGGTAGACTTGGTTTACCCTTGCCCGTTGCCCAGAATTCATCACTTGCTGTTAGGGGAGATAGACAACACGAGGCCTCACTAAAAGAAAGAGGCATTGGTAATTTATTTTTCTTTGCCAAAAAATTACCCTGGCGAATCCAGAGTTCTACACGGTCTGCCTCACTTGCAGCTTCTGGAATTATAATTTTCTCAACAAAATCCTCCTCGTTCATCGAATATGGAATCGGGGCAAAATTAGCAGGAAGCTCCTCATCTGGGCGTCCCTGACCACCCGCTGCACCCAGAACTTTTCTCATATATTCACGCTTTTGTGACAAGGCCTGTAAAACAGTGGGGTCCTGTAGGGAAGCACGCATGAATGGCTCAAAAATACCCATAATCGTTTTCTGCCTTACTGAATCATCTGGCTCTTTCTGAAACTGTGTTAAATTCCATGGTGCAGAATCTTTCTGGAATGATGAGATAACTGAAATCACGCATTGAATTCCATGTGTCCCTCCTTCAGGCTCAAGTGGCTGCCCCCCAAGATTCTTACACCCTGTAGGCATTCCTCTTAGAATTAAATCTGGTTTTCGTGTCTGAATTAATATGAGTAAATGCACAGCAGTTGCACAGACCAGTGCCTGATTTATATAGACGTCATAATCAACAATGACCGAGACAGCGGTTGATGCCTTACCTCTTTTTTGTGCCTCTTGAATTTGAGTAAATCGCTTTCTATCTGGCATTTGCTGAAATAAACCAAAGACGCGATTTACAATTACTGCAAAATCATCAAATTCTAAGGGTGCAAATAATCTATCTGCAATTTCTTTTGCAGTAGTATAAATTAGCTTCTTCATCGGGTCGTCGTATTCCTCTAATTCATCTACTCCTGGACCAAGCGGACCAAGAAGGGTATCGATTTGGCCCTGAGTAATTGCATCCTTATCTTCTAACACAGAGCGACCCATCATTGGCCTTCCACTATCATCAAATTCTAGATGAGTATCATACTCTAATTCGCTAATTGGTTGTCCACAATTACGACAAATATAATGCCCCTGAAATTGTCCACCTCCAAAATTCAACTGAATCTCCTTATTTAAGGCTGCAACATCTCCTGGCCTCAAGAATTGGTAGATTTGTAAAAGTTCATGTATACACAATAAATTATGATCGCCCACATTACACTTTACCCAATTTTCCTCCTTATGACCTTGAAATGTAATGAGAAATTTGGATAAGAGAGCCAGGCGTTGAGAATCATCTTTCACCTTACGAATCATGGCCAAGGGTTTTACATGTGAGCAAGAAATGGGCTCAGGTGGCTCTCCAGCAAAGGCAATTCGCTTCTTTTTCTGCTGAATATCCATGAGTGTCTTCAAATATGCATCCCTGGCGTATTTCATACGGGATTTAGTAAGAGCAGCAGGCTGGTTAGCAAGTTGTGCCATGGTAAGTTCTTGATGATTTCTTAAGAGAAGTGCAACCATTGTTACATCGCTGTTAACAAAGGCAGGCATCTGCTCTTTTAAGGATTGCTGTATATCCCTCAATAAGGGCTCTTCAGCAATTTTCTCAATCATAGTTGCAGCGTCAGGAATCATTTGAATTCCCTGAACCGCTGGAGGCTGGGAAATCTGATTCGCTAGGATTTCACGCTGATGAATAATCGCCTTTAAAATCTGATTCTGAGTTTCTCCAACAATCGCTTTTAGTGCTTCAAACTGGTCAATTGTCCATTCTCGGTCATTCATTCCCATTAAGACCTGAAGCGACCAAATATCACCCATACCCTCTGCCCTTAGCCCCAGGGCCTTGATATAATCACGAAGAGTAATATTTCCCAGTGTTCCACCATCAACGCTGACTAAGAATGGTTGACTTGGTGAAGGTATATCTGTAATCTCACCAGTTAGCTTTAAAATATCCTTCATTGATAGAGTTGGTTTTTGACCATCGATTATATCTGAGACGAGTGACTCTTGTTTTAGAACACTGAGTGAGGCTGCAAATTTCAGGGGAAACACTACATACGATAAAATAGTGGCTTCTTCACCTGGTTGCAGGATTTGAACTCTATTCCTTAAGACTTTCAGAGCGCGTATAAGCGATATTGAGACCTCATTCACATTTTCAGATGAAACATTACCCTTTTTTGTCGGTGGTAGGCAACATGGATATCCTGGAATATTTGCCTCCCTTTCAGGTGGAAGCCTTCGAAATACTTCCTCATCCTTCTGAAATGCTATACGCTGTGCCCCCCTTTCCCTCCAAGTAGCTCCGTATTTTTGTAAATATCCATTTAAGAATTGTGTAAATTTTTGTCCTGCCATTTCTGGAGAAGACTCCAAAAATTCGGAGGACTCTTCTATTTTTTTAGTAAATTCAAGAAGTCGTAATCCATCCATCGCTTCTGGCTGAGGAAATTGGTCTGTATCCATGTCATGATAGATAATTTTATCAACATCCACAACCGCCCTGCTTAACATTAAGAGGTGTCTATCAAGTGCATCTGCCAGAGTTTGAATGCTAGAAGATTTTACACCGCGCGGCGTCCCATCATCGGATGTTCGTAGAATAGAGGCGCGAAGATTGAAAAATACTTCTACTAAGATACGAGTGGCTTTCTGAGTTTCCAGGGTTTTTTGCCTTGCAGGAGTATTTAGAGATAGTAAGTCTGCGTAAGCTTCTGATTTTTGAGTTTGATTAGAATAAGTGCGCTCAGATGTAGGAATTTCAATAAGTTGCTCAACACCGTCATCTTCAGCCGGAAGTAATTCATCATCTAAGAATTGAAAATCCTCAACCTCTTCACCCTCTAGCTCTTCACCCTCACCCTGAGCTTGAGTTTCAGCCTCACCTTCACCTTCACCTTCACCTTCACCCTGAAGTTCACCTGGAGCCTGCAAGTCTTCAGCCTGACGCCCACGAATTACACGGAAGGGTAACTCTTTAGGAATACCCCTAAATCCAAAGGGAATATCTAAATCACCATCTGTTTCATTGTGTATTGTAATCGTATCAGACTCTGGATTAACAGCGGTAATTGTATATTTTGTAAATGGTTCTCCATCTGGGGAAAACGTTTCCAAGGTTTGTCCAACCCGCAAGTCAAGAATTTCTACCAAATTTGCCTTCTTTCGCTTTTGCAAGATTTCAACTGACTCAATATTTAGAGCGGGGTCAAATCCTTCTTCATTAATTTCAAATTCAATCACTTGATTTGTTAATCCATCTGGAATTATGTGAATTTCTGAGTCAGTTCTATATATAACCCTTCCAGTTGCCTTATCATATTTACCACCGAATATACGAATTCTATCACCTAATTCAATTACTGGCTCTTCTGGCTCAACTGACTCTGGTTCTTTAGATAATTTAACTTCATTTTCAACTACTGGCGCTGCCAAGGCCTCTTCTTCAGCCATCTAATGTTCAACTACAACAAAAATTGAATCGTAGTCGCACCGATATATAATTATATAAAATGCCGTCTTCTTCTTGCCCTGCACAAGTGTCTAGCGCTGCACAAATGTCCAGCCTTAGCACATTTGCCTCCTGGGTGTCCAAGTATTCAACGTGGCTAGACCTGAAGGCATGGCTTCAGGTAGAGGAGCCTGGCATTGATATCATTGAGTCGGAGGATAGTGCATATGCCATTCTGCGGAACAGTAAGGAGAAGGAGGGTGAGGCAGCAATTGCAGAGGATGCCGTATCAGAGACTGCTCAGATATGCCGTTCAGTTGTATGGGATACTGAGGCAAATCTACCTTGCTGCGTTTCCCCATTTGCTGCCCGCCGTGACCAGAAGATTCCTTCTAGCGGGGCAGATGATAGCTCTGATACCTGTGCCCTACGCATTGAGGATTTTGTAGAGGGTGTAATGATAAATGTCTTTCGTGCTCGCGGTGATGCTGAGACTCATGTGACTACACGCTCTAAGCTCGATGCTGATGGC